GCAAATGCTCATGGAAATTCTACTTCGACCCGACCCGCGGTCTGGACGTTATCGAGTCACTGGTTGAGCACATGCTCGAAGAAGGATACCTGCCAAAGAATGCCAGCGGCCGCGTAGAGATTGGCGACAAGAAGTACACCAAATCGCAGATCGTCGATATGTATCGTGATAAGCCCCTTCCGGAGATCATTGCGGCGCTACAGGCGATCGACGAACGTCGAGCTAAAGAGTCTGCTTCAGCCGAAACAGAAGAAGCGTAATCACAGGGCGTCCATTGGACGCCTTTATATTTTGTTTATTATCACCAATAAGAAAACAACTTGGTTACTAATATGAAATTAATCCCAATTCCAACGTCAAATGTGACAGTGCCACGTAGTTACCAGGTAGCCATCGTAGACGCCTGGTGGCTGGTGAAGGAAGAATCAAAGTGAAGAGGCTCTGGGATGCGGCCAATGCCGCGCTCGATGTTATCGACGCAGAAATCGCCCAAGGCTTACCTGAGCCTGAATGGGCCGCTCAGCTGCGCGAGGTCATTGCTCTAATAGATGAGCCATCACCTGAACAGGACGATTGCTCCCCTTATCTCGATCTGAATAATAAGTAAGTACATACACCACAAAGGAGAAACACATGAGAATATTAGTTTGGATATCTGCCAGTACTGAAAGTGATGCTTAGCCACTGCTTATGGTGAATGGCTCTGGACTGGCCATCTTTAGGGAGTTCCAGGCCTTAGCGCTCTTCCGGAGCCATTTACAGCTCAAAATAGATAAGTTAGTATTTACCTATTATGAAGATATACATAGATATCCTGTTACTCATCTTTTCAATACTGTTTATGTTGGACTGCCTGATGATCGGGACACTCAAGAAAGCTCTGTCTCCTGTCAACGGAACCACTGTGAACATGCTCGCACTGGTGCTGGTCGTCACCTCTACAGCACAGGTCTACACAGAGATAGTGGTATGAGAAAAATAACGCTACTGCTGGCCGCCCTATCCTTCTCTCTGCTGGCGGATACCCGAATTTACCAATGCGATATGACCGTATCGCAGGTGAAAAATGATCAAATCAGCAGACCTACTAAAGCTGACTTCGGCGCGCTGGTCGTTGATAGCGGAGATCAGTTCTATGTCGTCCGCGGCGATGAGGTTCTCTCATCTCCATATCTGGCTAAACGCAACGGTAAACTGGTTGGCGTTGGCGAGGACAAGCTTATCTACAACAAATCCCACGACGTCTACGGCGTTCATAGCAAAAACCAAAGTTTCTTTTTCGACGGATGTAAGGAGGTTGGTTAATGGCTCTCACAATGACTGGTCTTGAGATTGAGAAAACAAGCGGCTACTGGAGAGCGAAAGGCTTCAGAAAACCGGGCATGCTGGAGCGTCTGGAACGTGAAGACGGTTACATCATCCACCAGCGTCGGGAATGGCGCATGTTTGATCCTGAAACCGGGAAACTCACATCGAAAGCACAAACGCTTTGGGGTTTGCTCAAGCAGATTCACTAACCGATGTTTCTGCAGCGCGTTTTAAGTGTGACGGAATAACATTTGTTAGTAACCACTAACCTAGCATTCATGCGGGTTAGCAGGTTAGTGACCACTGGGGAAGCCATATTGTTATCTACACGGGCCTGGCGCAAATCAACGACTGCGTCGCCCGTTTTCAGGATATCTAATTCAGTGCTGAATTACCGCTCACAGCATACGTTGCCAGTGAATTACCGCTGGCAGCATACCTTGTACCGTTCACAGCATACGTTTTACCGCTGACAGCATATCTTTCACCGCTGACAGCATACATTCATAGGGCAACAGTTGCTCTTAGACGTTAGCTATGTCGATTTATAAAGACCGCAGATAGTGGAAATGTACCGCTGACAGCATACTTTTTACCGCTGACAGCATACATTGAGACAAAAGAACCGCTGACAGCATATGTTGAACCGCTGACAGCGTATCAAAGCAACTTGAGGCTATTGGTGAGTATCTCGATCAGCTTGATATTCTCTGGCGTCAGGTTCTGCGACAGCTCAGAAATTTTGTTTTTGAGGTTCTGTTTCGCATCAATTTCACCCTTCGCTTCTTCTGCCTGCTTAGGCGCCTCTGGCTTCTCGGGTTTGCTCGATGTGACTTTCAGTTTTGGGTTACGACTGTGGATCTGGATGTAGACAGAACGGCCACGCTTAACCTCGCTATATTCGAGATAGCCCAGCTCTTGCAGTGACTTCAATCCGTTCCTGATAGTCTGGTTTTGCGAGCTGACGTTGCGCGTGCTCAGATTGAGCCTGGCGCGCAGCCGGGCAAGAGATACCGGTGCCGGCTTAGGAGGAAGACTTTCGATGAAAGTATACAGCGCCTGTGCCGTCTCTTTGCGCGGGAGCTTGTTGATGACCTTCAACTGCAGCAGAACTTTGTGGTCAAAGCGATAGAGCTCAGACAGCTTAGGTTCAGCATAAAAGACAATGGAGTCTTTCTTCTCGTTGTAATCAACGCTGTTTATGAGGTGAACCATCAACAGGGATATCTTGTTGGTGTCGTCGACGTTCTTCTCTTCATGAGTGCGCTGGAACGACAACGTCGTGCGCATGATCTTGAGCAGGCTGTTTGTCAGGCGGTCTCGCAGGGTCTTGCGGATCTGCGAGGACGGGTAGCCGCAGAACTTGGCGAACTTCGTGATGCTCAGCTCTACGCGCCCTGTTGGCTCGCCGTATTCAGCCAGAGAGCGAACAACACCAACCCAGGTTTTGAAGTCATGATCCATATCCAGCCGCGGACCGGTGATTTTAATGTTTGAATAACCCTCTGACCGCGCGACTTCAAGCTGGACAAGCTCCCTGGATGCGTCGATCATGTTGGACTTGTTGCGAGAGCTATTCTTCGTTCCCTTGAGCGTTGGAACAAAGAGGCCAAGGCGCATTAAAGCGATTGGCTGCACCGTATTGTTGCTGTTAGGAACTAAGTCACCTGTGTACAAATTGAGAGCATCTTCCTCAAGAATTTCGTTATCTTCAGGTATTTCTTTGATTTCACTCTCTTTTTTATTTTTTGTGGACATGTGGATACCTTTTGGTTCTAACCGCTGACAGCATACGTCAATTACCGCTGATAGCATACACAAAACCGTTGGCAGCATATACCGTACCGCTGACAGCATATCGTTTACCGCTGACAGCATACACGGATCAGTCCTTAGCCCAGGCGTGGCGCGGCCTGCGGCGATCGGGGATCTCTTTGGATCTATATGGGGATCTGTATAGGGATCTTATTATTGGGATCTAACCAGTGGATAAGTGGATAAGTAAAACAGGCATTTGCGATTACAGGTGTGCCTAGTAAGCTATCGTGGTTCCGGTCAACAATCACTAAAACGAGAACATGGACTTAAAACGCACACGTTGGGTACGCCGTCTGGAAGACGGAACCTACACCATAGAATCAAACTCCACACTGAGCAACGAGAAGGTTCTCTGCAGCCTGTGTGGCATAGCCTCGAAGTGCAACATCAACGAGACCCGACTCAAGTTGCGTGACGCCGGCGTTAACTTCCACCTGAACAGCTGTGCCAGATACGTACCGCTGCTGGCATTTCGAAAACCGATCATCGGTCTGGATACCCCCTACTTCAACACTATGCGTTCAGGCGTTACCTGGCGTGACAGATTGACCGAGGGGAAGATTATCTGCCTGGTTGAAGCTGATACTGCGAAGATCCTTCGATTCGGTGTCGTGGATAAGGTTTACTCTGGGCCAGTTGATGAGATGCTGAGAAAGCACAGTCGATTCAATCACCTCTGTATGGGCGGAGAGAAGATCGAAAAAGTTGGTGAAGTGATCCGCAGATCCTATGGCCACTTCCTGAAAGAAGACAGCCTGCTCACTGCGATTTACATCAGACACATCAAACGGGACTTTGATATCGAGTATCACAGCGAAGAAGAACTCGATTTAGTCGACCCTCGGCCAAAAGCAGAAGTGTTTAGCATCGTAAATGCGCGTCAGAAGCTCTCTGACGAACCCTAAACGAAAAAAGGGGTCTTTACGCGAATACAAAATAGCGTAGCTTAGAATGCATCTGAGAAGCCAAGGGGGAGATATATGGACGATTTTTACTCAAGAGAGATTACTCTAGCTGATATGCCCTTTCTAATGCATGAATTCGAGCTAGGAACTCTCACACCAAAGCTTGTTTGTTCTGTTCAATGAGCCGACATTGCAGATACCAGCAAGTTAGCCATTAAGTACGAACTCTCTAAATCGACAGCTCTAGGCGTACCTTCTAAAAGCTATGAAAATCGACAAAACCACCAAAAAGGCGGTTTTGTCGTTCCGGGGATTAGAGAGCTTCTGCAAAACGTGGCTGTTTCTCAACTTTTACGGGCATCGTAAGGGCATCAGCTTTTTGTTTTCGCATTGCCACTGTTTCATGATAGTGCTGTGCGGTTGCCGTCTCAATGAAGTCCACATCATCACCTGCCACATCAAACACGGCTGCTTTGATGTCTTCCAAACTAACGTTAAAGAATTCTTTACGTCTGTTGATCAGATTAGTGCGGTTTTCAGCGAAATGTTGGTGTAGGGCATATTCCAATGCCGGAGCATCTTCACTGAAGATCATAGCATGAACATCAAACAGGAACGGCACAGATGCACTGCCCAGCTCGTCGACTCGGTCTTGAGGATCAAGGCGGCGTGTCATACCAATCTTAAAGACATTTTCACCAAAAGAGCCGATGTTGGAAATAACGTAAACGTGGCCCCGCTTGGTCTGTTGCGCCATGCTAAGTGCTTTTAATCCTTTCAACTCAGCTTCGGTAAGCGCTTCTTGCAAGGAATCGATTTTCTCCTGATACTTTTCGGCCTGAGCGGCGGTCATTTTCGCCAGTTTTTCATTCATTTCTTTCCGAGCTTTATCTAGGGCCTTCTGGGCGCGGCGTTCTTCTTCTTCAGCTTCACGAATAGCGCGCTCAATCTCTAACTGGGCTTTGCGTTCCTCGGCCATCTGGGCGCGGATTTCACGTTGTTCTTCTTTTTCTTCCTGCTTTTTGGCTCGGTATTCATAAGTTAAACGCAGCTCGGTCAGCTTAAGATCCAAGAAGGCATGATTAATGTAGATTTGGTTAACTTCATTGAGTTTATTCAATACATCAAAAGCTTTGTAAATGCGCGATTCCATGGTGTTGATGTTTTTGAATGTTACGTTGGCAATGGCTGCATCGCATTCACTGTTAAAGGCTCTAGCCGTCAGGTTGATACCTCGCGTTGTCATTTTATTCCCTTCGGCCTTTGAACCACTTACCGTCCATTCTGTGGTGCAGTAGATGGCCCCAAAAGTGGTCTTGTTACGAAGCAAATCTTTCTGCTGTTGTCGATTGTTACGGATAGATGCCTGGAAAAGTTCCGATGTATCGAAATCGAAATGTGGCGCGTAGAAGCCCATTTCTGCAAAATCCATATCCTCTTTGTAGATAGAGAGCGCAGACTCCAGTTCGTCATACGTGATTTTCTTATCGGCGTAAGAAGCGCGCAAAGTTTGGATCTGTTGTTCAATTTCATCTTTTTCTGCGAGCTGCTTGGCAACGGTTTGCTGAGTCTCATTACTGAGTTTTTCAGCAGCCGTTCGGGCATCTCCTAAGACCGCATTGGCTAAGTCTCTAACAAACTTCGCATCTGTTTCGCTTACCGAAATGATGTTGGCTGCTTCCGTCTTCGCTTGAGCCACGATGCGCGCCGCTTCATCTTCGGCATCAATAATGGCGGCATAACGCGCCAATTGTGCTGCCTTATCGGCAGAATCAGCCCTAGCTGTTTTCAGTTTTTTCGCGTTAACAATTAGGGCCGTTAAAATGGTCACAAAAGCGATAGCCCCTGCGATCGAATAATACATAACGTTCATGGAGGATAACCTTGATGAGATTTTTTACCGGCGCACCCGCCCGGCTGCTGTAGGAGAATATACTTGTCCGATGTTGTCTCAGCAATTTTATAATTTACAACTTTTGTCGTTACGGGGTTTGGATCAAAAAGCCAACGCTAACGTGGGCTTTTAAATTTAGTCTTTCCTGGCTGATGATATCCATTTCCTCGTGACTGGCCGATGTCGACTTATGGGTACAGGAGTACTTTCCAGCATACTTTTCCCTTATAGCTGACCAGAAATGGCCTTCTACTAGCGGCCAATGCAAAATCAATAGGTTGTAACGGAACATTATATATTTTAATTCATGTGGTTCTCGGATAACTGAATCGAAGGTGAAATCCAATCTTTCGATGAGATTTGCTCCTCACTCATAGCAGACTCCTCTCACATAAATCATCATGCATTTTCACCTTGTACTTATGGAGTCGAGCTCACAGCAAGGCCATGCTAGTAGCTTAGATCTTACTCAAGTGACTCGCTCTAATTTATAATGATAGGTATGTACTTACTTATCTATTTTGCCATAATATTCCACCTGTAGATTTTCTGATTTGCCGTGTTTACTTGGTTTATGGCCTGTTTTACATGCTTAGAATCTATATCAAAATAACCACAAAGGAAAATACACATGACGTTGCCATATGGGGTGATCTCCGATCCCCATTATCACAAATGGGATTCATTCTCGACGACCGATGCAGATGGTCTCAACTCTCGGCTGGCTATTCAGTTGGAGGCTACAAAAGAAGCGGCCATCGCTATGAAAAAAGCGGGCTGCACCCACATGCTGGTGGCCGGCGACACATTCCACGTCCGCGGAACCGTATCCCCTACCGTACTCAACTACGTCTCCGATGCCTATGAGTGGATCGTCAAAGATCTGGGGCTCAGCGTTGCGATGCTGGCTGGCAACCATGACCTCGAAACGAACGACTCTGTCTACAGCGCTAACGCCGCTGCAGCGCTAAAGTCGATTGGTGTACAGATCGTCTGCGGTCGTAAGCCACACAGCATCGAATTGGGTGACGTCACCGTCCATATGGTGAGCTGGCGAAACAACCACGCCGAGTTAATTAGCGACCTGAAAGCACTTCGTGCGCGGCTTGACGGGGATCTGCACGACGTCGTGATTCATACCGCCATCAACAAAGCTATCCCCACAATGCCTGATGTTGGCATCGATGCGCAGGAGCTGAAAGATATAGGCTTTCGCCTGGTACTGTCCGGCCATTACCACAACCACAAGGAGGTGATCCCCGGCGTTATCAGTGTCGGCGCGCTGACGCACCAAAACTGGGGGGACGTAGGTTCGCTGGCGGGCTACATGATTGTGAACCCAGACGGCTCGTTCAGTCATTTCGAAACCTCGGCGCCGAAATTCGTAAACCTGGAAGACGATGTGGATGACAGGCAGATACACGGCAATTACGTGCGCTTCCGGGCCGTCGTCGAAAACGATGAGGAAGGCATCAAGTTGCAGAACGTCCTGAAATCCATGGGAGCGAAAGGTGTTGTATGCAACTTCATTCGCAAGGGCTCAATGATGGAGGGTACCGCCAGTACCTCAGAGACCAGCAAAATCGACAGCCTTGGCGAGTCTGTTTCTGCTTACTGCAAAATCGTTCATGACACAGACGGTGGATTTGACCTAACCAAACTGAATGCCTTGTGTCAGGAGATCCTCACCGAAGCGGAAAGTGCGGAGGCGGTGTAGTGACTTCCTCCCACAATAATTTCTGGGATTTCATCCAGATGATTAAACGGCTTGAAAGCGGGGAGCCCGTTTTATTCCAGAAGCCCTATCCGCCAGAAGGAAACCCACAGGCGTTTTACCTTGGTCAACTAACGAAACGTGGCCTCTTGTCACGCAACTCCTTCCCGGCACATACGGAATACCGCCTTCGCAAAGGGCAGAAATTGACTAAAGCAATTCGAGGCAAAGCATGAAATTTTTAACGCTCGAAGTGGAAAACTTCATGGCGCTGGCAAACGCCAAGGTCGAGCTTGATCAGCGTGGGCTGGTGCTCATCCAGGGTGTTAATGCCGGGGACTCATCGGCCGCCAGCAATGGCGCTGGCAAATCAACCCTCATGAATAGTTTGATGTGGTGTATTTATGGCGAGACATCCCATGGCGTTAAAGGTGACGACGTTCTCTCTACGGGCCATGAGAAGAACTGTCGAGTAAAAGTCACCATTGAAGACGAAGGTAAACGCTACGCCATTATCCGTCACCGCAAGCATAAGGAATTTAAAAACCGGCTTATTGTCCGTGGCGAAGACGGCGACATGACAAAGGGTAAAGATTCGCTCACCCAGGAGTTTGTAGAGCGACTGATCGGTGCGTCAAAAGAAGTATTTATGGCATCGATCTATGCCAGTCAGGAGGCGATGCCTGATTTGCCTGGCATGTCGGATAAAAACCTCAAAACCATCGTAGAAGAGGCTGCCGGCGTCGATCGTCTCACCAAAGCCTACGCGATTGCTCGCGAACGAGCCAACGCAGCTGCCGCACGCATGGAGACCACTAAAACCAAGATGGACGCCTGCTTGTCTCTGGTCGAATCGGCCCAGAATGAGCTGGAGTCTGCCAAAACCTCTTCTGAAGCCTGGGAGCGAGACCGCAGCGAACGGCTTGATGTCGCCCGTGCCGATCTGGTTGGGGCGGAAGTCACGCTCACTGAGGTCGAAATGGAGTTGCGCAGTCTGCCAGAGCAGATCCGCGATACTGAAAATGCCATCGGTAAAGAGCGGGAAAAACTTGCGTCCAAAGAAGAACATGACGCCAAGCTGGTTAAGGTTCGTGGAGCGATCACTGATATACGTGCCAGCATCCGCATTACTGAAAACATCCAGAAGGAAGCGATGCAACGTGCTCGCGCATTCAAGGTGAAAGCGGAAGAAGTAAATACCAAAGTCGGTGAGCCGTGCCCTACCTGTGGCAAGGCTTATTGCGTTGAAGATCTGTCCACCGTGAAGGAGAGTTTTGTTGAACAGGCGCGCAGTGAGATCAGCCAAGCGCAGGCATCTGCAACGTCAGTGGCTAAATACCAAGAGCATCTTGAGAAGGCGCTCAAAATCGAATCATCACTTGTCGCCAGTACACCAGATGTGTCTGCCATTATTTCCCGAATCGAACAACTGACTAAAGAGCTGGGAACGCTTCGTCATCGGGAAAAAGAAGTCGTGGCTGTAGAAGCTTTGGTTGCCCGGGCGCGGAGCGAAGTAGATCGCATTACCAAAGAAACTAACCCATTTCTGGCTGTCATCAAACGCCATGAAGAAAGCCTGGCTGCCAATAAATCTAACTATGGTGTACTTAAAACTGAGTTAAAGAATATACAGGAGCAGGCTCTGCTGCTTGATAAAGCGCGCCAGGTCTACTCTCCTGCCGGCGTTCGCTCGCATATCCTGACCTCCGTGACGCCTTTCCTGAATGCCCAGACAGCGGAATATCTCAATACACTGTCGGACGGAAACATTGTGGCGGAATGGTCAACGATGGAATCAACCAAGAAGGGCGAGTGGCGCGATAAGTTCAATATCAGCGTGCGCAAGATCGGCGCCAGCAAAACCTTCCAGACATTGTCAGGTGGCGAAAAACGCAAAGTGCGCATTGCGTGCTCCCTGGCTCTGCAGGATCTGGTGGCCAGCCGCGCGAGCAAGAACATCGAGCTGTTTATCGGTGATGAAATTGACGATGCGCTGGATACTGCCGGGCTGGAGCGTCTGATGGGTATTCTGGAAGCAAAAGCGCGCGAGCGCGGCACGGTGATGATCATTTCTCACAAAGAAATGAAGTCATGGTTCCGGGAAACCATCACCGTGGAAGTGAAAGAGGGTCGCAGCTATGTCGTTTAACCTAAGCCGCACGCAGTTTTTGCAAATGTTTGCTGTGATGCAGTCATTCAGACTGATTAACAGTTATACCGCTGCTAGGGTGGCTCCTGGTGTAGGTTGGCAAAATCTCAATATTGAGACGGAGCAATTTACGGCTCTGATAGATCTGCTTTTCAAGACCCCGTTAATGCCAAGCCTGAAATCGATGCCGCCAGAGAGCAATGCGCCCATTCTGATCAACCCATTTTCGAAAGGTGGCTATCTTCCACACTCTGGGCCTGGGTTCTTGGTGATCCCGGAATCATCTGCGATGGTTATCGAAGATGATGTGCTGTACGGGGCAATAGAGGCGCATACCAGCAGTGCGTTTACTAACCTGACTCGACTGGCAAATGCACGTGCGGGGCAGGTTGCAATGCCAGGCAAGGCATTTGCTGGCATCAATTTCAATTGCGATTCACATGGGAGATTTCCAGAAAGAGGCGAATTAAGCTTTGAGACTGAAGATGGTGATAAGGCAATGGTTGAGTTCTCTGTCCCCTATGTACTTCGTTCTAACAGGATGGTTGCGCGTAAGCTGATAGATATCATGTCCTACTTCATCGGGCAGAGCATGATCGACGCAGACATAGAAAATGGTGTGCTGACCAGTGACAGCATACACGTGGTGAGCAGCATTCCAGAGCCCGTTCGCAAGTCTCCAGTTAAAACCCTGGAAGAGAAATTAATGGAATGCCCGGTATGGGCAACATGGTAAGGAAACTCTATGAGTAAAGTGATCAAAGTAGTTGGCGTCGACCCTTCAATGAGCAACTTCGGGCTGGCCATTGGTACGCTGGATCTGGATACAGACAAACTTGAAATCCATGGTCTTGAACTGGTTGAAACCAAAGCCGGCGGAACGAAGAAAACTGTCAGAGTAAACAGCGATGATCTGCGCCGGGCTAAAGAAATCTGGCGCACCGCCAGGCCAATCATTGAACAGGCCCATATGGTGTTTTGTGAGCTACCGGTGGGTAGTCAAAGCTCTCGCGCGCAGACTTCTTACGGTGTGTGTATCGGCGTTCTTGCTTGCGTTGATAAGCCACTTATCCAGGTTACGCCAAATGAAATTAAGCACTACGTCGGGAATAAACTGACCACATCTAAAGAAGAGATCATCCAGTGGGCGGTTACAAAACAGCCTGATGCCCCTTGGTTGCGTCGGAAACAAGCGGGGAAAGATGTACTAGTTGCCAAGAATGAGCACCTGGCTGATGCCATAGCTTCGATATATTCTGGAATGCAGACAGACCAGTTCCGACAAGTCCGCGACGTTCTTAAAGGGATTTTATAATCCTCAATTGATAGGTAAGTACTTATTTAATACTATAGGCCACTACATTTAGTGGCCTTTTTTGATGGGTGATACATGATAAGGATTGTCAAACGTAATGGCTCCACAGAGCCGCTATCCGAAGAGAAGTACAACCGCGTCGTGATGTGGGGGGTAGAAGGTATACGTAACGTAAGCGCCTCTGCCGTAGCCATGGGCGCCGCCGCGAGCATTTTTGACGGCATGACAACTTCGCAGCTTCATGAGGCATTGGTTAAGTCGGCTGCAGATCTGATTTCGCCTGAAACTCCGAACTACTCCCAGGTCGCAGCACGTCTGAACATGTTCAAAATTCGCAAAGATGCCTTCGGCGAATTCGCTTACCCAAGTTTCTATCATCATATCGTCAGCAACGTCAGCCGCGGCGTTTACGATGAGGATTTGCTTAAGTTTTACTCCCGCGAAGAGATCGCAGAACTTGGCGTGTATATCAAACCCATGCGTGACGAACTCTTTGGTTATGCCGCAACTGTTCAGCTGGCGAGTAAGTACCTCGTCCAGAACCGAGTCACTGGCGAAATTTACGAAGCCCCGCAGCAGCTGTATATGCTGGTGGGTATGTGTCTTTTCCAGAATTGGGAAGATGGTTGTGCCGGCAAAACACGTCTGGAAATGGTGAAGGGGTTCTATGACGTCACCAGTACATTCAAATTGTCTCTGCCCACCCCAATCATGGCCGGCGTCCGTACCCCGACGCGCCAGTTCTCCAGCTGCGTTCTGATTGAGTCCGAAGACAGTTTGAAAGGGATCAGCGCTGCGTCCTCTGCCATTATCGATTACGTGTCGCGTCGTGCTGGCATTGGGATTGGTTTTGGCCGACTGCGTGCATTGGGGAGTGAGATCCGCAATGGAGAAGCCACCCACACTGGCGTAATCCCCTTTCTGAAACACTTCCAGACCGCTGTGAAATCATGCTCGCAGGGTGGCGTTCGAGGGGGCGCAGCGACGGCTTTCTACCCTATTTGGCATTTGGAAGTTGAAAGTCTGCTGGTATTGAAGAATAACCGCGGCATCGAGGAGAACCGTGTTCGTCATCTGGACTATGGCGTAATGATCAACCGCCTGATGTATCGCCGCCTGGTACGCAACGAGAATATTACGCTGTTCAGCCCGCATGATGTACCGGGGCTCTATGATGCTTTCTTTGTTGATCAGGACAAATTCGAAGCGCTGTACCTGCAATATGAAGCTGATGAGAGCATTCGCAAGAAATCCGTTCCCGCTGTTGATCTGTTCTCAACCCTGATGCAGGAACGAGCCTCTACCGGCCGCGTGTATATTGCGAACGTTGACCACATGAACGAACACGGCGCCTTCGATCCGAAAGTCGCTCCAGTTCACCAGTCAAACTTATGCATGGAGATTACGCTGCCAACTAAACCGCTGGCGTTTACCGATGACCCCGATGGTGAGATCGCCCTTTGCACACTGTCTGCGTTTAATCTGGGGGCATTACGCTCACTGGACACGCTGAAAGAGGTTGCATTCTATGCGGTGGCTGCGCTCGATTCCCTACTCGACTATCAGGATTACCCGATGGCCGCAGCGGAAATTCCGGCAAAAGCACGTCGTAGTTTGGGCGTCGGCGTTACCAATCTTGCGTACTATCTGGCGAAGAACGGATTTAACTACTCTGATCCGGCCGGCAACCAGCTGGTGCATGAAACGTTTGAAGCGATCCAGTATTACCTGCTTGATGCAAGTTGCCGGCTGGCGGAAGCCAAAGGTGCCTGTGATTGGTTTTCCCAAACTAAATATGCCCAGGGACAGCTGCCGATTGACCATTACCGCAAGTCGCTTGACGCTAACCCTGATACGTCCTTTGAGCTGAAAATGCCTTGGGAAGAGCTGCGCGACCGCATACGCGAATATGGTCTGCGTAACTCTACCCTGACAGCTCAGATGCCGTGCGAAACGTCCAGCCAAATCACCAACTCCACAAATGGTATCGAACCGCCGCGTGGTCCTGTTTCCGTGAAATCATCCAAAGACGGCATTGTGAAAATGGTGGTTCCGGACTTTGCTGAGCTGAAAGATCAGTACGAGTACCTTTGGGATATGCCGGATAACCGCGGCTATCTGACCAAAGTTGCGATCATTCAGAAGTTCTTTGACCAGGCTATTTCAGCCAACACCAACTATGACCCTACTCGCTTCCCGGGCGACAAGGTTCCAATGATGAAGTTGCTTGAAGATCTGCTCTTCGCTTATCAGCAAGGCGTGAAGACGCTTTATTACCACAACACACGAGATGGTGCCGGTAAGCGTGAAGACGATGATCTGGCCTCTGTTGCGTTGGTTGAGCCAGAAGATGAGTGCGATGGCGCATGCAAAATCTAATAAGCGTGGGGAGATATCCCCACCTTTCACTTCATTGAATGCCTCATTTTAACCAATAAGATAATAATTTGTTTAGAAGTGCATCTAATCAAATTGTTTAATAATACCGATAACATTCAAAGGGAAACACATGAGTTACTCCACTTTCCGTTTGGGCGCTAACGACGCAACCAAAGAGCCTATGTTCCTCGGGCAGTCTGTCAACGTTGCGCGCTACGATCAGCAGAAGTACCGCGATTTCGAAAAGCTGATCGAAAAACAGCTCTCCTTCTTCTGGCGCCCGGAAGAAGTCGACATAACCACCGATCGCATCGATTTCAATACTAAGCTGCAAGAGCATGAGCGGCACATTTTCCTGAGCAACCTCCGTTACCAGACTCTGCTGGATTCCGTTCAGGGACGCAGCCCAAACGCAACGCTGCTGCCGCTTATTTCAATTCCAGAGCTCGAAACGTGGGTGGAAACATGGTCGTTCTCTGAAACCATTCACAGCCGCAGCTACACCCACATTATTCGCGGTATGGTGGATGATCCGAGCATTGTCTTCGATGGCATTGTGACCGACGAGGAAATTATCAGCCGGGCTATCAGTATCTCTACAGAGTACGACAAGCTTTATGAGATGACCTGCGCGCGCCAGCATCTGGGAGAAGATGAATTCGAACGGCTCTACGTCTCCGAATTTGACGGAAAGCCCTACCCTCTCCAGCGCCAGCTGTTCCGTACTTTAGTATCCATCAACGCGCTGGAGGCCATTCGTTTTTACGTTAGCTTCGCCTGTACGTTTGCTTTTGGAGAAAGGAAATTACTTGAGGGCAACACCAAAATCATGCGTTTCATTGCGCGCGATGAGGCGCTTCATTGCGAAGGCACAGAACGAATGCTCCGGTTTATGCGTACAGGCCGCGAAGGCTTGCTATGGGCCCAGATCGCTGCGGATGAGGAACCATTCATCTATCAGACCATGATGGACGTTGCCGAACAGGAAATGCGCTGGGCAGATTACCTGTTTAAAGACGGCTCAATGATTGGCTTAAACGCAGATATCCTGAAAAGCTATGTTAAATACCGAACCAATCTTGCGATGCGCCGTCTTGGCCTGAAACCACTGTACCCGGAGATAAAAGATGACCCGCTGGTGTGGATGAACAAATGGCTGTTGTCCGACACCTTGCAGATTGCACCGCAGGAAGCTGAGCAAAGCACTTATCTCGTTGGCCAGATTGACTCCGCTGTTGATCGCGCTGGCCTAAGCCAGTTTGCCGATTTGTAAGCCTGGATAAAGATTTTGTGGCCTGGTCGCTCTGGGCCACAATGAACGCGAAAAAAAGCACTAAGGAAAGATAAAGCATGAAATTAACGAAACTGACCGACCATCTCAAGCTGGCCACCGATAAGCTGGTGGGCTTCAAACCAGAGCCATATGAGCTGAACCCCGGTTTTGGAGAAGCGACAGAGAGTATTTACAAGATGGTTGACCAGTTCCACGAGCTGTTTCAGCACCCGCGTCGTGTAATGCCCACTCCGGAGCTGCTGCGCCTGCGCGCTAAGCTGATCCATGAAGAGGCGGTAGAAGAAGGGCTGCCTGCAGCGAAAAAAGGGGATATGCAGGGATTGCTGGATGCAATGGCTGACTTCCTGTATGTGGGTGTCGGGACGATGGTAGCCATCAAAGGTGGGCTATCAACTGGCATGAGCTACTACACTCAGGAGCAAAGCGTCGATCGCTTTATTCATACCATTATGGTGCCTGGAAATACCGTCTTCGACGATATGGCCATCCCCTTCAATGAAGCAGAAGAAGCTGCGCTTATGTTGGCCGCGCTGGCCGATAAACTTGAACATAACAAGGTAGGTGATGCTGAGCTGATTCAGGATCTGCGCCGCGTGATGAACAAAATCTATGTGGCGTGCATGATGGTGTATCGCCTGGCTGAATTCCTTGGCGTCGACGTCGTGGAGCTGGTGGCGGAGATCCACCGTTCTAATATGACAAAGCTGTGGCCGGCGGATGCTGAAGCGCGTCGTCTTGCCGTTGAGAGCTGTAAATATGATAAGAATGATCTCGGATTCCGCCATGCTGACGGCACTGACATGATGATCGGCTATCGCCTGTCTGATGGAAAAATCCTTAAATCGCCGACATATAGCGATGTCGATCTGTCTCGTTTCCTTGAGCAAGCACAGGCATCTTCGCTGTATGAAGTGGTTAAAAACAGCTTGTAAGTACTAACTTATCAATATATATTGAAATGGACGTGTGATCTATTGTCCATTTCTATCCTTATCAATCTTTATTTTCGATAAAGTTGAGCGTTGGTGGCCCCGTGGCCACCATTTTTTTACTTAATTTCTAGCCTGGATGTCTTCTCTGTGTTTAAAATGATAGGTATGTACTTACTTATTATTTGAGGTCATCTTGTCTTTTTTACTTAATCGAGAATTCAGTAACGGTCAGCTGGCTTCTAGCTCTTATGGCCGTGTCATTCAGACCGTTGTTGATACCGGCGTTCCTTCCGAAGATCGCACCGGCACCGGTACGCTTGGCGTTTCTTATGTGCCTTCCTACTACATGCTTACCGGCGGGGCTGTTCCGCTCATTTCTTCAAAACAGGTAAACCTGAAACCGCTACTGGTTGAGCTTGAATGGTATTTACAAGGTTCAGGCAACATTGGGTTCCTTAAAGAGCATGGTGTGAAGATCTGGGATGCTTGGGCCGACGATAATGGCGATTTAGGGCCTGTATATGGCAAGCAGTGGCGTCGATGGGAGGACACCAGAATTGTCCCTTACAGCGAGTATCGCCTTAAGGAGGACATCTTCCTGGAACGTGGTTATCGCGTTGAAGGTTACATTGGGCTGAATGAAGACCGCGTCGTTATCACCCGTGAAATCGATCAGTTACAACGTATGGTTGATCAGTTGCGCAACGACCCGACCGATCGCCGCATACTGCTTAATGCCTGGAATGTTGGTGAGCTGGAGGACATGAAGCTTCCACCTTGCCACTTTGTGTTGTCCGTATGGAGTCGTGAGCTCGATTTCCAGACCCGTTTGTCTATGGCCACCGACATTGGCATCCAGCATAACCGGCATGGCTATGAATCGATCTATACACAGATGCTTTGCCTGATAGAGCAGCGAGGCAGTATCTCTGAGCCAATGCTGGATGAGCTTGGTATCCCTAAACGTATCCTGAACTCCTGCCTGGTGCAGCGGAGTGTCGATACTTTCCTTGGTATGCCATTCAATATTGCCGGTTACGGCATCCTCACGCAGTTCATTGCGAAGATTACGGGTCACATGGCTGGCGCCTTCGTCCATTTCGGCTTTGATGTTCACATTTACAACAACCACTTGGAGCAGGTTGAAGAGCTACTGGCTCGCGAACATCCGGAGTCGTCCGACCCCATCGTCGTCTTCCCGCACGAATGGGAAGAGCTGGATGACTTCAAATGGGACGGCGTGCAGATCTTCGGCTACGAACCACTTCCATGGATTAAGGCTCCAGTGGCGGTGTGATATGGCCAGAGGCATGTATGTGTTATGTGAAATTGAAGATGTGCTGGCGAGAGCCGGCCATCGTAAAGCCGCTGCTGATGAAAACGCAGACACTCTCGTTGCAGGTGATGAGCTCATATTTCCCACAAGCCGCATGTTGCGTGGCTTTGCTCGCTCTGGTGCTGAAGTGGTGCTTATCAGCCACCGTCCGGAAGCGCTCGAAAGCGCAACCAAGAAATGGCTGAGAGATTTCGGCATTGATTATGACTGGCTGCACCTTGCACCAGGTGGAGTCAATTACGAAACCCATATAAAGCGCACGCTTGCCGCGCATAAAGATGATCTGATGATCGCGGCACTGGTGAGTTCGTCACGCCTACGAGCCGCTCTGTCTGGTTTCCACCAGCGCCCGGTATTGTATGAGGTATCTCAGTGAAGATGATTGCAGCTGTCGGTCGCAATTATGAGATCGGTAGAGGAAACGAACTCCCCTGGCGCTGCCCCTCAGAGTTAAAACTGTTCAGGGAGCTCACCACAAACGCCACAGTCGTCATGGGCAGAAAGACAATGGAAAGTCTTAAGCGCCCGCTTCCGGAGCGCCACAACGTCGTTCTGACGCGCTCATCTGGGTTCATGCCCAATGGTTTTTACCCTGCCACTATGGACGATGTAATGCAGCTTGATGGTCCCGTTTGGGTTATCGGCGGTGCGCAGATCTATTCTCTGTTTCTGCCTCACGTCGAGGAACTCTGGTTATCGCATATGGGCGTAGACGCTCCTGACAGTGATGCTCATTTTCCGCGGCAAATGATGCGTAATCTCGGCTTCTTTCCTGTGTTAACGGCTCATACACAACGGGTAACGGAGGATGAGCCAGGCTTCCAACAGATTGTTTACAGAAGGTGGTAATGGATTACCGAATTGGGATCACTGGCGCTCAGGGCAGTGGAAAAACAACCCTGGCAAAGTTTATCGACGAGCATTACGGGATTCCGTATGTGGATGCTGGCGTCGGCGCACTGATGACAAGGCTTGGAGTCAACGTAGGCGATCCAATGCCGCTCTTTGAGCGTCTGCAGGTGCAGATGGAAGTTGCCCGCCATATTGAGCTGGTAACACGCGGAGCGGAAGGCTTTGTAATAGACCGTACGCCTGCTGATGTGATGGCTTATACGCTCGATTTGGTCGGCCAGACCAATGACCAACGATGTATTGATCTGGTGCTGGAAATTGAGCGTTTTTGCCACAAGACCGCGTTGTCCAATTTTAATGCCATTGCGGGGCTGCGCCCGGGCGTGAATTTGAGAGCACAAGATTATGAACGTGCCCAGAGAGGTTCGCTTGATCGCCTTTATGTCGCTCGTATCGACTCGTTGATGTGTGGCGAGCTGACAAAAATTAACTCTCTGGCCAAATCCGGAGATCTGCAGGTTTTCGTCCTGTCGGGAACCTGCATTTCCGTTGACGCAAGAGCACGCTCGATCATGCGAGTAATCGACCGCCATGTGGAACGTATAGAGAGCCGTATCTCAAATCGCGTCACCTTCCACTGATTCTTGTTCCCCTGTGAAGGAATGCCAGAATAACGTCACCAAAAATAGTTTCAGGAAAACAGAATGTTAGGCGAAATATCTCTGGCTGATGAGTTAGATCGTAAAACGATAGAGGCGCTAACACGCATCGCAGACGAGCAGTCCCGATCGCTGATGACAGAACGAGAGGCCAGGCTGGCTATCAGAGCTGTTTTTGAGTCCGTTCAGGGATTGGTAGGCGATGATGTGGGAGAGGTTCTGAATGTGGCAATGTCCCAGTTCAGCGAACGCGGCAAGCGACCTATCTTCCCCATACATATCAAAATGGCTGCCGGCACTGTTCTGTATGTGTCGATTTGTCTGGATACCAATGAAATTCGCATTCTCAACGTCACCACTGGTGAGTGGCGTGCGCCGGTAGAGTGCGAATCGCAGGAGGAGACCATCAAAAAAGCAGCTCAATTCGTGCGTAGCGCACTGCTTAAAGGTGCCAAAAAGCTGTAAGGAGTAGTTATGACAACTATTGTTGCTGGGCTTGATATTGAATCTACAGGGTTGGACTTTAGGGCTAACCACAAGATTATTGAAATAGCCATTACCCGCTATGAGCTGGAGACCCAGAAGCACATCGATAGTCTGGCGATGCGTTTTAACCCGCGGCGGAGTATCGATCCAAAAGCCCAGGCAGTGCATGGCATTTCGCTGGAAGATCTTTCCGCAGAGCCACTATTGTCTGAACATGCCGGTAAAATCGCTCGCTATATTAGCGATGCAAGCGTTTTGGTTGCTCACAATGGTGAAGCGTTCGACCTCCCCTTTATTCGCCATGAATTTGCAGAGTACGGCGTCACTCTCCCAGAGCTGCCTCTTGTGGACACTATGTTATCCGGATTATGGGCGACAGAAGACGGCAAACGGCCGCGACTGGAGGAACTCGCCTTCTCATTGGGTTTTGTCTATGACAAGGCTAAGGCGCACAGCGCGCTCTATGATACCGATCTGATGATGCACTGCTTTTTCAAAGCACGGGAAAAATACGGCTTCTATAAGCTCCCATTCGAAAGCGCCTGACGGCGCTTTCGCCCCTATCATTATCCCAACTGCCTGTATTTACTTCTTTTCCACCTAATAGGTTTTGACAAAATGCTCTCAACCCAAAAACGTATAAACGCTCACACAACGTAAAGGAGAGAGACATGAGCAACCTCAACAATACAGTCAAAAAAGATGATCTGGATGAGCTGACCGCCATGCTGCAACTGCTCGATGAGCCTGAAAAACTGGCTTCGGAGGCCGTTGTAGGGGACGAAATAGACGACCTGCTGGCAGATCTTAACGATGAGACGATCGTGCCGGTGCCGGCTGTTGCTGAAACTGTAATGGAAGCGAAAGACGGCGGCGATCTCACCGGTGTGTTTGAAGAGTTGGAAAACGAACATGAGTCGCTGAAGGTGGTTGATGTTGAGATACCTCAAGTCGAGTCGATCTCCCCTCTTCCTGAGATCGACTTGACACAGGGTGATAAACCTCAGACTGATGAAAAAAAGGAGAAACACGCCAAAGAATCGTCAGTTGAGGCTCAGCCAAAAGAGTCGAAGGCGGCGAAAAAAGAGCGCGCAGCACCCAAGCCTCGATTCAGCCTGAACGATAAGGGCAATGATTTTTATGCTGCGGCTGGTCTGAAACGTGAGGTCTTCATCGAAGCTCTGAATGCGGCGCCGGTCAAGGCAAAAGACAAGATCTCTAACCTACTAAATTGGTTCAATGGCGGACCGGATATCAGCATCTACACGGTGATTGCATTGCGGCATCTTATTGACACAAAAGAGGCAAGCAGCAATAGCATTAAGCTGGCGTTAATGAGCTATCCGGAAAAGCCATATCCACTCAGCACCGCGTCGACTCAGGCTGGCCAGATGATGGCTGTTTTCCCAGTCACGGGAATCGCTACGAGGGATGGTGGAAGATTGCTTCTTAATGAAGAGTCCCCGATCGTAAGGAAATTTATCGCGGAGTATTCCATTGGCTGACGATCCGTTTCGCGCTCTGAAGCCCCCTGATAGTTTTAGAGCGTTGGACAGTTATTCGTATGCCCCAACAGTAAAAAACACGCCAGAGCGTCTCCCGTTAAGCAATCTGGCGTGTTTTTTCTTTATTTGCCATTCGTAAAATGACATGAAAAAATAGGTAAGTACTTACCTATTGGGTTGTAAAATGATAGCAGCCGGAAAAATCAAAAAGCGAGAGCGAGATGCCTCTCTTCGAGACCTTTGGCGCACACCGAAATGGTTGTTTGTCGCCATTCAGCGATATCTCGGCATTACGTTTGATGTTGATGTCGCCTGTAACAAAGAAAACGCGCTTCTTCCGAGCTACATAGGTGTGGAACGAGATGCTCTTAAGTCCAGCTGGGGTGATCCTGGTACGGTGGCCTTTCTCAACCCGCCCTACTCCAAAATAACCCCCTGGATAGAGGCGGCTATCCGAGAGCAAGCGCGTGGCGTAACCACCGTTATGCTCATTCCGCAATCGCTCGACACGATGTGGTATGAGCGCGCCACCGAGTGCGCAAACCAGACGGTAGTTCTGTCTGGCGGCCGCGTAGCGTTCATGGAACCAGACGTCACATTGGGTTTGGTTGAGGTCAATATCAACCCTGGCGGAAGTATGCTGGTGGTCTTCCGCGGATTCTGTCAGAACGCTGGTCACTTCATGAATAAAGTCCCGCTGACGGTGATGAAAAGTCTGGGTGGTTACGATCCTGCCAAAGTGATCAGGAAAAAAAGACCACAGAAACAGGCTGCTTAATCCGAGTCTGGGAGCGTTTCATAACCTGCTTTCGTATATATAAATAACTAAGTACTAATTATAAACATATACGAAAGCAGGCTTTTCCTTGTCGATTCCAGACCACTCCCAGACCGAAACAAGACGCCCAGACCACTCTGGAACCCCTTTCCAGACGCTATAGAATCGTTTTTGTGAAGACAAGTAAGGAAACCATCATGGCATACCCGACCAACGTTGTAGCGCTCGTTGAGAGCGATTTTTTGGCTAACGCTCGCGAACTCATGAAGGATCGTGAAAAGGCATTCAGTCTTTACGAGTGGTCACTGAAATGTTTGCACACTGGCGAACACAAAGACCTGATTGAGCAGCTCCTTGGCGAGCTAATCAACGAGGTTTTTGCTCTGCAAGTTCAGCTTCATGGTAGACAAAATGATCAGTCAAAAAAGTAAGTAAGTAGTTACAGTTTACGATGTATCATAGTGGTTGTAGAATGATGTCGATTTCGACCTGAATCGAAATCTCGGTCTGGTGGGTGGAGGATAGCGTCACTGGCACCAGACTTAAAAAAGCCCACAACCAGCGCAGAACCAGCCCTTTTGGGGTCTGGGGAAGGGGGAACCAAAGTGGGCAGAGAGAAGGGTCACTTTATGATTGTCGAGTCTGGGTATTTTGAGAGGTTGAATCCAGTACTCCCCTTCATGAAGTGTGGGAAGATCTCGGTTCTGGGGTGCTGTCATCCATAACTTCCCAAGCCTAAGCTGGCAGTAGACTTAGGTCATAACTTTTCAGGTTATGAAACGACCAGGTTGGTGAGGATTTTTTACTCACCTCCCTGGGAGAGTATTACCTGAAAAGACAACCTCTCACTTCGTTCGAGGTGAACTTCACTCACTTCGTTCGCTCAGTTCAGGTAAAAATAAACCCGATCTGGGAAGTAATTCATTGAAAATAAATATGTATAAACACGCGTGCGCACACGCGCGAGGAAAAACGGGCGGCGGCGCACGCTTTGGAGTTAGAGATGACGACAAGCACACACGCCAGACGAAAAACGGCAGCCGGCCGTGCGCAGCACCAGTATCAAAAACACCCCCGCAAAAACTTCAAAACGCCAGTTGTCGAATTTAATCCCCGGTTTAAGACGGTCAAAGTTTTCAGTGATGGCTCTTGTCTCAGAAACCCAGGCGGGCCCGGTGGATATGGCATCGTCTTTCAGTTCCGCGGCGAAGAACGCGAGTTTTCCGACGGCTTCCACAGCACCACAAACAATCGCATGGAGATGATGGGCGCCCTGATAGCTTTGGAACGCCTTAAATTCTCCTGCAACGTGATCCTGCACTCAGATAGCCAGTATCTCAAAAATGGTATGACCCTCTGGATGAAGGGGTGGAAACAAAATGGTTGGATCACTGCTGACAAGAAGCCTGTTAAGAATGTCGACCTCTGGAAACGACTCGATTTAGCCGCCAGTCGCCACAATGTCAGGTGGAACTGGGTAAAGGGCCACGCCGGGCATCGAGAAAACGAAATATGCGACAGGCTGGCCAAGATCGCAGCATATGCGGCAGCGGATACTCCACACAAAAAAGATGCTGGTTTTTTGGTATAAAATGATAAGTAAGTATTTACCTATCATTTTGTATCATGTATCTTACCCATCGTCAGGATGACAACGTGCTGGTTAGGCACGGTTCCAAGGATGGAACGCAAAAAACGGCGGCTGGACATTCCAGCCGCAACTCTTTCTGACATTGAAAGGATTTCAAATGGCACATCAAACGCCTTCCTCTTCTCTTAAGAAACACCCCCGTTCGCTACGACTCATCCTGGCGGAGTTATTCTCCGGCCGTGTGTCTGCACGCCTGTCCGAACTGGAAGAGAAAGTAGGTCAAATGGAGCATCGTCTGGATGACCATGCGGTGGCCATCTCTAACCTGGGGGCTCGTGTGGCAATGGGGGAAGTGATGAAGACCCGAACCGCAAAAATCCTGCGAGACACCTGGGGCGTGCGAGCCAATCAAACGCGCATGGAGAGCTCAGATGGATCAATTTCAACGAAAAAGACTACTTCCAATGGCCTACGGGCTGATCACGATTTGTCTGGCAGCCGTAGCAATACCGTCGACTCAGGCGTTGCTGATGCCGGACTCATGCAAAACGGTTTCGCAGCAGACGCCGGCACCAGTCACGGAAAGCACACTCAGCATCACCACCATGCCCCGGTCTGCCACTCTGGATGGGATGCGGTTGGATTCGATTCCTCAAGTTCGTCCTGCGACTCCGGATCTTCCTCCTGCTGCGACTGAGGTGATGGCGTGATCTTCTTACTCAAAAACTGGTCATTCATTTGGATAGCCATTCTGCTTTTGGCGGTGGGTGGCTGGATCTCAAACATCGTTAAGCTGGCACTACACGGTGATTTATTTCTTCACTCAGGTATGACGATCGCTCGTGTTGTGGGGATTTTTGTCCCACCGATCGGCTCTGTTCTCGGGTTCTGTTAATGGGCGTAGGGGTTGAAGCCTTGGAGGCTCTCTTTGCTGCCTTAATGTTTATTTGTATACGAAAACAATTTGTTTAAGCACATAACATATAGGGAAAAATACATGTTAGGTTTCTTCAAAAAGAAAACTCGTAAAGCGGTTATTGAAGTTAAAAAAATGGAGAACCGCGATGCGGTCGAAGCTACTGTCTGGGGCGCATACATGATCGCTTATGCAGACGGCAACTGTGATGCAAAAGAAATCGCTATTCTGGAGAAGACCATCTCCGCATTGCCAGCTTTCTCACCGTTCGCGGGTGAGATCGCCCAGATGAGCAGCAATATTCGTGCTCGCTATGAAGCTTCTCCTCGTTCCGCCAACGCACAGGCTCTTCGGGAGCTGGCTGATGTCGCCGGCACTCCAGAAGCCGTTGATGTGTTGTGTCTCTGCCTGGATATTGCCGATCAGGATGGCATCGGCGAAGAAGAAGAGGTTGTGCTGAAGAAAATTGCTCAGGCGCTGCAGTTATCTCTGGATGCGTACATCTAATGGCAGAGAAATTAAGGCTGGCCGTCGTCGCCATTCTTCTCGTGCTGGTCGTGCTGGTGGACTTCACTGGCAAACTGATGTCTATCGCGGCAGATGGCGTGTTGGTTGGATTGACTATCTACTTTGCCCAACCTCTACTTAAAAAATCGAAGTGATCGCCGAGGGCCACCTGGCCCTCGATTCTTCTGGTTTAACCGTTATGACGCGTTTGCCCCCCTCTTCTGAATTGTCAGAATAAAGCCACCAAGAAAACAAATTATTTTAACAATTAAGGAAAAACACATGTGTGATAAATGCACCGCCGCTAACGCTGAAGTAAAGAAGATCATTAATGAAGTCGGGGCTAAAAAACTCGTAGGGATGCTTGATTCTATAACTGGTCATGGTGACGCTCATCCGCTGGAACGCATCATGGCCATCGTCCAGGTCATGGACTTATTTGATGAACCAATGAAAATCCTGATGCTTGCTCGTCACTTTGGCGGGGCGTATGTGGAAGAGCATGAACGTGCCAATAAACTGCAGGCAACTCTGGACATGATGAGCGAACCAAAATGCTCGCCGGCGCCTGATCTCTCCGGAGACAATATCGGCATTGAAAGCAAAGAGCGGGAGATCGTCAGCCTTAAGTCTTCTTTAGGCATGTTAATTACCGCCTTCAAACTAATGGCAACCCATAACGGGTTCAAAATGCCAGAGCTAACCGGCGATGAACATCCCGCTGCTATTCGCCAGCTGCTTGGTGCGATGGCGGATAATATGGATGAAGCGAAGAGCCGTATCGAAGACATGATGCGAGAACTTGCCCATCGCCACGATCTAAATGACCAGCCGCACAAGATGCAGCAAGTCAGCCACTGAACCTGAAATAGCAAGGGGGCGAGAGCCCCCTTCCCCTCCTCCGTAGCCCTCTGTATAGATCTTTTACGCCTTTTCTTATCTGAGATAATAAAACAAATAAGAAAACAAATTGTTTGTATGGTGAAATTATGAGTACAGCGCTTTCTGTCCTTGAGTCTTTTGCTTCGAACACCGGTATCGACCACAGCAAAGAGATGAACGTCATCCATGACATCGTGGCCGAGTGCGAGAAAGAGATTGCGTTCATGCACCAGGTTCACGACTTCGTTTATGGCGATGAGCGTCACAACATGATTAACCGCCTGCTTCGACTCAACCACCGGCCGGATGACGAACGCACACGCTTCAACAGAGCCTGGCTGGATAAGGTCGATCTTGAGTGGGTGAAGCAGAATATCTGGGCCGAATACTGGAAGAAGGTCACAGATATGACAAACGTTCTGCTGATCATGCCAGCTTCCCGCCGAGATGAGTGGCGCGAACAGTTCATAGAAGGCAAGCAGGAAACCATCAAGACTGACAGAACCGGCTACCAGATGAAGGTTAAGGAGTTCGTTGGCGTACCTGAGTTCAAAGCAGAGACGGTCATCCCCACGATGGTCAATCTGCTGAATGACAGGCATAAATATCTCTCTGAGCGCGTGTACGGTTTGTTTAAGGCGCTAAGCCCTGCGCACAAGACCAATAAAACGAACGGCTTTAGCGAGCGGCTGATCATCGCCAGCTGCATTTCAGAGTTCTGGCGGGATAGTGTCAGCGTGAACTATCGGAAAGAGGATTACATCGATGACCTGCGCGTAATGCTGCATTTCTTTGCGCATAAGGAGTTCATCACCATTAACCGCACAACAGAGATGCTATCGGCTGCGTACCGGGCAAATGATTGCCAGACGGGTGATTGGATCAACGTGGATGGTAACCTCATGCGCGTGAAAATGTTCAAGAACGGTAATGTGCATTTTGAGATCCACCCAGATGTTGCCTGGAAGCTTAATGAGGTGCTGGCGTACAGTATGCCGGCCGCTATACCTGCCCCCTGCCGAACAGCCCCAAAAACCAGAGCTCCTAAGGAGTTTGGCCTCATTCAAAAGACCATCTCTGAGCCCGTTCGATCCACTTTACGTGACGGGCGATTCAGCAAAGACAAGGGGGTTTGGTACTTCTCTGATTCCAGTCTCCAGAAGTCGCAGGTTGAAGAATTGGAGCGCACATTGAGCTTCATTGGCGGCGTACAGGATAAAAAGCACTGGCAGTTCCCGTATGAGATCGGTCAAACACTCAATACGATTGTGGCGACAGGTTTGATCCCGGATGCAAAATCACATCAGTTCTACCCTACCCCTCGTGTAATCGCGGAGTACGTGGCCAAGGTCGTTGACTTGAAATCTGGCGAAACATTGCTGGAGCCGGAAGCTGGTCGCGGAGATCTGCTTACTTTTATTGAGGCGAATCCTGAGGACGTGACCTGTGTTGAGGTTGCGCCGCTATTTGCTGACATCCTTCTTGGAAAAGGCTACGTGAACACAGTCTGCTGTGACTTCATGAAGTGGTCTGCTGACAATGAAGGCTACCTCTTCGACAAGATAGTCATGAATCCACCCTACTCTCTCGGGCGCCACAAAGAACACACGCTGGCTGGGCTGGGACATCTGAAAGTCGGTGGGCGCCTTGTTGCTGTTTTGCCGGGGGACTCACCAACACTGAACTGGATGAGGCTGGATAATTTCGTCTACGCCAAAGGTAAGTCGTTCACAGGCGAGTTTGATGACACGGGGATAACTGTCAGTGTGTATGTCTTCAAACGCACAAAATAATAGGTAACTACATACTTATTTTATGTAAGAATGATGACGCGAAATTAAGAGGGAAATACACATGGAAAGCAGGAATAAAGCCACTTCTATGGATATACAGGCTGTATCACCGATGAGCACGGATACTCCTTTCAGAGTTTGCCTTCAGGGCAACAACCAAACCGCTGTGGGCACGATTATTGTCGATAAAGGTAAGGTCTCATTTGAAGGCGACGCCGACGAATCAGCGCTGATTTTTATTGAGTACCTGGTGCGTCGAACGAGTCAGCAGTGGGCAGAGCTGGAGAAACGCGCCAGACATTATGATGAGTTTATGAATGTCATAGAGGCTGCGCGTGCCGCTCTTGCTGCTGGCACTCCTGTAGATCTGGAATCGTTGTTTAACGGAGAGCTGGCCTCTGCCATGTTCGCCACCATGTTCGCCGGCGAATTTGTTCGACACGGTGCAAAAAACTATCTGGAATTGAGCTACGACGTCCCTGAACTTGGATATTTCACTGTTACGACTCAACGTAAGGGGAGCAAAACGCCAGGCGATCGCATCGCAGAGCTGGAGGCTGTAGTCGACCAACGCAATGGAGAATGCGTGCGGCTTATGAAAGAGCGCGACGAACTGCTCAGTGATCAGCTAACCAAAGGCTCAAACATTCGCGCGGCAGCCGACGTTTACTTTCAACTCATGGAAGAGTGCCTAATACCGCCAAGCGGATCTCTCGTTGAGTATGTGCGTGAGCTTGAAGAACAGGTCAAGACACTGCAGCAGCAAAACCTACACGCCACCGCATCATGATGAGGTCGTAACTGGTTTCACCAATTTAAGGCTATATCAATAGTCTTAAACAATTTGTTTTCACCAATAAGTTATTGTCACCACCGTCAAACTTGATCGCATTTCATCAAAGAACTACTGTTTAAATATACAGTATTTTGGGGTGATCAAAATGGGCGGAAAAGACACCAGTTATCAGGTCGTATACAGAGGTGAGACACTTAAACATTTCAAGCCTGGCCAGTGCGTCTTTTTCCAGCGAGAGAGACAGTATGGTGGCGGCTATTGGTTGGGTAAGACACATGTGGACGGTTTTGAGTTCCTGCTCGAACAACCAACCTCTCTAAGAGAGGGGATGTTGTTTCTGCTCACTCTTGCAAAGGTGGAAGCCAGACATATGGAGTTCGTCGATTTCGATGACTTCAATTTAACGTAGTCACTGCTTGGGACAGACTATGTGCAACAGCAAAGTTGAAATGTCCGCTTTGAGCGAGGAGCAGAAGTTAGCTATGCTGACCTGCCTGAAAACTACACCCGCGCGGATGTGTACCTGTCGCTGATGCGGGCCGGGCCGGGTGAATATCGACGGCACTTCGGTGGCCACGTTCACGATGCAGGAGGAAGCGTATGCCCGGGCCGGATGGCGCAAATACACGAACATTCTGTTTAACAGGGAGAAATAATGACGTCTGAACAGTTTGAACGAAGAAAACAAAAAGCCATCGCGCTGATGGACAGCAGAAAAATGTGGCGAAGCAACTATGCTCCGCCCCTGCTTCGGGGGTTGTGGAAGCTGGGTCTGAAGATACCCCCGACTCCGTTTATGTCCTTCAGGCATGTGCTGGTGCTTATGTCGGTATGGTATAGTGTGGTCTGGGGGCTGGTGATGTACTTCTGTACTTGGCGTGCGCAGGGAATGCCACCTCTTGTCGCCTGTGTTCACAGTCTCTGTGCCGGTCTGTTCTTCGGGTTTTTTATGGCGCTGTTTCACCTGTGGCGAAAAAAGGTCAACGGCCTTCCTGACTGGAGCGAGCTGGACTGAAGCCAGTCCTCTTCCGGTCTCTGTTTTTTGTTCTGTAACTGAAATAACCCCGGTTGTCCGCTGATGTCGTTCATGACGTCAGCAGGCCGGGTGTCTCCAACAAAAAATGAAGGCAAGTCACCTGCTATGTTGACAGGCAGATGTGAGCGATGAGCGGATATTCAGACCGACTGATAGCTGATTTTGAGTTGCCAAAAAAAGCGCTCTTATTCAGTACAAAAAAGATGGTAATGTTTCATAAAATCTCTTAGGCCTTGCAGGAATGGTTTTGAAATGAATGGATCTTGTTTGTGTGGAACAATTGAATTTGAACTTACTCATAAACCAGCAGTGTTTTATCGTTGTCATTGCTCGCTTTGCAGAAAGCAGAGCGGCGTGGGTTACAATCTCGCCACACTAGTCAAAGACAGTGAGTTTCGCTGGATTAAAGGGGAAAACTGCATTGCTTCATGGTCTAAGCCAACGGGGTACCGTACAGATTTTTGCAATGTATGTGGCTCAACTGTGCCTAACAGTCTGCGAGACGTACCTTATGTCTGGGTTCCTGTTGGTTTAATTGACGAACGTCTTGACATGGAATGTGCAGGAGACTTCTGCACTGATGATGCAATGCCCTGGGATGAAACCCGCTCACCTAGTGGCCACGCTGGACCTGTCGAGTCGCTTGCCTCGCTTTTAAAGTGCCTGAAACTCAATTCCTGAGCGTCCGCACCCAGCACGGAGCGGACATTGGCCTTATTAGCATAACTGAACCGTTCTCTGGATCTCTAAAAGCAAATGGTTCGGCTAAGCGGGGGCTTACAATTCCCTCTCGCATTCAAAATAACAAAACGAGAGGGATTCGCATTAAATTGTCACTGGTCTATAAGCTATGATATTAACAGTTCCTTTACCTTTGTATTTTTTCATTTCAAAATCACTACTGAGATTCTGAATTATCTCAGGCAGCTTAGTCGCCCCATAAGATCTTGGATCAAAGTCTGGCTTTGATCTTTTTACAAAAGAACCGGTTGATGATACATTTGCCCACCCATCATCATCCTGATACTGTTCCCACGCTTTTCTAAGTATTGGAATCAACTCCACAGCATTTTGCTGTCCAATTAAGGACGTTTCTTTAGGCATACCTGATGATTCTGCTATGGCTTCTAAGTTTAAATTTTCAGTAAAAATAAAGTCATCGCAGGCATTCCTGAAGGAAATAGGTGTTTTGTTTTCTCCGACACCGAACACAAATATTTCTGATTCTCTAAGACGGGAAGCCAGTTTTGTAAAGTCACTATCACTTGAAACCAGAGCAAAGGCATCAAATTTATTTGAATAGAGTAAATCCATTGCATCTATAATCATTGACGCATCAGTCGAATTCTTACCAGTTGTATATGCAAACTGTTGAATTGGTTGGATTGCCAATTCATTTAAGAAACCTTTCCAATTCTTGAGGTATTCACTAGACCAGTCACCATACGCTCGTTTTATAACAATGTGTCCATGCGCTGAAATTTCATTTAGAATTGCTTTTACTTTAGAATATTGAGCATTATCCGCATCAATTAGTACCGCTATTTTTTTGTGATCATCTAAATCTTTCATTTAAACTCCGATGCTGAATTATGAATGTTTTATTTCATAATTATCAAAAAGTTAATCATACAAAAGCATGTTATGCATATCACATTTTTATTAATTAATCGAGTGAAATCCATGATCGATGTTGCATTATAAAAAAATTTTTTAGAAAATATTATTTGATTTTTTTAAAAAATGAGAAATGACATAAATACAACTTCCGCTCCTGACACCAAGCCGTACTTTTCGGACGATCTGCATTTTGGTGTGCGCATGCTGGTAAGGAACGCGCCATTCTGGCGAAATACATCCAGTTCAATCAGCCTCACGCCATGTTCGGGCTGGGATTCTATGTTGATCGCGCCGGAGCCGCCATCGACTAGAGTGTAAGTATCCCTGCAAAAAGAACCATCAACTTTTAGAGAGGCTCTGGCACTCCAACTTCCGCTGTTGGCACAGAGCGGACTTTTCAGCTTTGCTCTGCCCCGGACACCTGAACTTAGCTTTGACACTATGCGGCTGATTATCGTGATGACAGTATCGAGACAGCCGCACTGCCTCAAACAAAATGTTTTCTACCTTTTCTTATTGCTGATAATAACTAATACAAGGAAACAATTAGTTAAAAGAGTTAAATAATGTTGAAAATCACTGAAGCCTACAAGACAGCTGTTATCAGCACTGCTCACGTTACCGCGGAAGACTCCGAACAGTTGCCGATTGCCTGTTTTGACCCAATCACCGATCGAGGTCTTAACTGGGTACACGGCACAGAATATGGTTGGATTGTTCGTGTCGGAATGCGTGACAATAGCTGGGCAGATGAACTGCGTACATTCAACATCTCCGAAGCGGCGATCGCCAATATCAAGATGATACTGGATGCCGGTTACGACGTGGTTCACTTTGACCGTGATGCCGAGCTGGTGGATGGAATGCCAGCCTGGGACTGGTAATGATAACGAAAATATTTAATTAACAAGCGAAAGACTGCCAGAAGACGTGAGAGATCTAGGGAAAGTGTGGCGTGGGATCGATACTGGGGTAGGCGAAATGGTATACCCCATTTTATGATATATAGTAACTAAGCGCTAAAAAATAGTTTGCCCTTTACATGGAGCCTAGTATGACGGACACCGCTTTTTCGAAATCGCTACAAAAGGAAGTCGACCCCGAGCAATACATGGAGTTGAAGGGGCTTGACGAAGGTTCAGTACATGCCGTTGCTCGTGAAGATGTCATCTGTCCTATTTGCAAAGTTGGAGGCGGCACGTTCGTGAGAGCCTCTCGAAGCGAGGGGTATAACAAGAAAGCTCATTTCAGGTTCGCAGGCGAAAATGGGGAAGGCCACCATCCGGCATGTGATTTCTATGGTGATCGACTCTCAGTTGAAGTTAGCCAACACCTAATCAGATTCACAACAGACCGGACAAAGTATTCTAAAGTAATCAGAAAATTGGTGTGCGCAGGCCTTCAGGAAGGGATATTCACTCAAGAAAACATGCGCCAAATGAGGGAGTGGTTCTTCAACAAACGAAAGAAATCCTCCTTTGAAATCTTGCTGGATGAAGAAGACTTGGGATGGCTTGAGTACATTGCCGACATACGCTTTTCTCACTTGGCATGGACAGATTCCGATATTCTGCCATTTGCCCCAATTCAGGCTACAGTTCCAGGATTTTTGTGGCGGCGAGCAATAGATATAGAAACTGTTCGAGTTCATCAAGCAACACTTCAGAAATTACGTGAACTCTCTGTTTTCAAACGTGACATATCATCAATTCTTGAGCACCTGACTAAAAATCGAGGTCGAATGATATTAGACCCGGAGCTTCTGGAAGTTGAGATAAGGAAAACGCTTAAACTGACCGCTTTTATTCGAGAAAATTACGTCGAATTTAAGAGCAAAACTGTAAACGAAAAATCCTATGCCGAAGATAAGTTCCTTGCTTTTGCCGCACTGTTACTATTTGTCTCTGGGTGGGATATTGACACGGCGATCGGTAAATTTTCGACGATAGCGCGTGTGCGGGAAGTCGACGATATGCTGGCAGGTAATTTCATAGGCTTGAACCCATACCTCCGTTACGATGTTGCAAGCGCTGTGAAAAGGTTGCAAGACGCATGGCCTATTGAGTATAAAAAGGTCGAACTTCATGATGTTGAGCAGGCTATGCGAAAAATGTATGAAAAATACAACCAATCATTGAGATTTCCAGTTCCGCCTTTAGCTCCATTACCTCCTGACATTTACATAACGGAGCATCAAAAATGGGAGCAGAAACAGGCAGAAACTGAGGTAATGTTAAACCCAGCGCGCAAGAACCCCTTTGTAGATTTTGATGACGTCTAAGTTTAACTCGTTGACATTGGCGGTCACTAATTGAGGATTTCTATAAGAACTCGTTGATCGCCCTTCTTCCCTACCCTCCAACCTCATACACTCCAGGCGTGGCAAGGCTTTTACGCACATAACACCCACAAGAAAACAAATAAATAACACATCAATGAAAAGTCAACGCTTTACCCTGATTTGGTCTCGAAAGTTGACGTTTTGCCATGCCACTTCTTATATCCGTTAAGCAGCGTACCAGAGACCAACACCATGCGACGAAAACGCCAAAAACGACTCCTGATACCACCACAAAACAGACACGCTCAGAATCGCTCTGGTTGCGTTTAATGAGTGTATAAACAAATTGTTTTAAGCAATAAGAAAACAACAAAACAAGATAACGAAGAAAAGGAACGGCCATTTCCCCACACCCAGGCAATACCCACCTCTTCCTGCCAGGCTACCGAAAAGACCAACCTCATTGCCCCAGGCTACCGACCCCATGAAGCAAACCTCGAGCACTACCAAAAAGCGACGAGAGAAAGGCAATTTCTCTGAACGCCATTCCCCCAATACACGGAAGAGAATACCCGGGAAGAAACTCCAGACAAGACCAGGCCAGAACAGTCCCCGGTGCCATCTCGTTTACCCACTCTTACCCCGAAAGAAAACGCAAATTCCTGATAAGCAGGGAACGCCATTACTTCACATGCGGAGAACGACAACAGACCAGAAACCACATCACCCACACTTCCACCTCTCAAGGTAAACGAAAGGAAAAGCGCACACGCCATTACTCCATACCCAGAGAAGAACTATCCCCACAACGAAGAATACAGACCAGAGGAAAACCACAAGACAACCACCTCGACAACATCAGCAAAACCACTTACCGGCAGAGAGAAGAAAGTCGCCTTTTCTCCCATACGAATGGTCACCGTATAGAGCGCTAATAAGAGAGATACGAGTCCCCCATAAGAGAGGTTGTTCGAGTCAGGAAAGAGCACAGATATAAGAGAGAGTGGATGGAGGGGGATCGCTCCCTTTCCCGTATTTATTCAAGTCCTGATTTTATCCCCCGTAACATCCCTGCGGTCGAACGAGTGAAAGGGCCACCGCGAAAATCCATCGGGAGCGTCCCCGCAGGGGAAAGGCTGGCTGCCTGAGTGGAAACGGCTGGAGGTTTTTCGGGAAACGGCTGGGTTCCCGTCATGGAAAGGGTGCGCGCCGGTATAGAGACAAAATGCCGCTGGGACGGCTGATTCTCTGGCGGTATACCGTTTGGCGCGCGGTTGGCTTTCTTCCCGCTGCGCGCAGCTGCTGATACGTATTCTGCCAGAGCGTTCGAGGGTCACAAGCTGTTTCAGTAGGTTTTAGGGAAGAGGAAAATACTGCTCACCAGCCCTGCGGTGCGCGTTGAGAAGAATAATGTAAAAAGTGTTCCCGATACGCTCCCGGATACTCACTGCTTTTCCAGTTCTCCCCGATACAAAATGCTTTTTAGCCTATGTCTTATTGCGATAATAACACCATCAAGAAAACAACGTGTTTAGACAAAGGAGAAACACATGTACAAGCATTTGAACATCAGCATCACCCTTTGCGGAGAAGAGACGTGTACTGACGAACTCCAGATCTCTCTGGATGACGTTATCCGCTCTGCGGATGTCGCTGGGCGCATTGGTACGCTGATTGGCGAAGGGTATCGCGAGGGCACGTTTGATTTTCATATCGAGGACAACGCAATGTCCGTCGCGTGGAACTGCACAACGTCAGAGTCCAGATAAAGGAGGAAGACAATGAATATGCCTGTGATTGTGGAAGTATGGAGCGTGGACTCGCTGGCCGAATGTCTTGATGGCGTAGGGCCAGCACTGACCCGTAAATTATGGTCGTTTGTACCAGCTAAGGGAGAGTCACCCAAAGGGAAGGATGTTTGGCACCTGCTGACTGATGAAGAGAAGCGGGAGCTGGTGGCCGCAGTGAAAGATGAGTTCCCTGACGAAGATTAACGACGGCCACCAGCAGGTGGCTTTTGCGTGATTGTGGCCTGCGGCCAGCTGAATGCCTGAACGCTTCGCTTGGTGGCCGTTTTCACAATGGTATTATTTACACCAACAAGAAAACAAGTTGTTTACGGAGTGTGTAATGAATACCGAGATGATTTTGAAACTGGATAAACTCCAGCCTCGCAAAGACAAACCTGCAGTACTCGGTTCGATCACTTTACTGGACATTGTGGCCAACGGCACAGCCATCCGACTTTTCAAAGAGACCGTTGTCGTCTTCGGCGAAACTTCTCGCAAGCGTATCGTAATGAGCGTCAGGCGCTATAGTGCGAAAGGGTGGGTAGCTAAACAAGTTATCTGGCCGGAGTCAGATCTGGAGTTGGCTTTACTGGAAGTTAACAAGGTCGCCCAGCAGGAAATTCAACGCGCAACAACCCTCGCCATAGCATAGTCATGTGCAACACAGATTAGTCGAATTTGCGGCAGCCCCGTCGATCCTTCGGGGCTTTTTTGTATTGTAAGTGCTTACCTACGGCGATAGTATTACGACGCATCTACATGGAGGTAAAAATGAGTTTGACCAAAGAAGATTTAGTATTTGACCTGTACTACGCATCCAGCACTGACGAAGAAGGCAATAAACTGGCCCAGCTGACCGTTCAGTTCCGTGACGAATCGGCTGTTCCGCATGTGACCACCCAGCTGGCCCGTACAACTCTTAAGCGCGATCGCTCGAAGGTTTATGCCGTCGGCGAGCAATCAGTGAAAAATGGTTCGGACACTCTGCTGGCCGCCATTGAAGCCTATTATCGAACAGACCCGAAGACCATTTTCGAAGGCCTGATGGCACAGGTTCAGGATATGATCGAGGGAAACCTGGGCGCCAACAATACCTGGGTTGGTTCATACGGCATCACCATTGTGTCTGGCGGCTCTCTGGAAGAGTATCTGCCTGAGTCCGTCTACAACGTCCAGTAAATCAGCCAATGGCGCGTAACCCGCGCCATTTTCCCCAATCCGTAAACAAGTTGTTTTATGCCTCTCCTGCGTTGCGATAATAACACCAACAAGAAAACAAGTTATTAACGCAGTGAGGAAACGCACATGACCGATTTCACCATCTCCCCGAAGCAGAAAACGTATGGCTGGAATCCTGGCTTGACCTGTCGCCGGCCGAGCAGAAAGAAATGGATCACGTCGAACCGGACGAACAAACCAGCTCCCGCTTCTTCCATTATCAAGATAGCGTTTATGACATTGCCGACTTCATGCGCGATGACCGCTTCCCGGAATGGCACGCCGGCTATCCACTGAATGCCTTCGCTATGCTGATGATCCGCGTGACAGATTCAGGCGACACCATCGACATCGGATTACTTCATTGAGAGAGGAGGGCCACCGATGCTGGTGGCTCTTAACTACCACCTGCTTTCCCGCAGGCTAAAAACACCCACCTCTTACCGCCAGGCTACCGAACACCCACCGACTTCCCGACGGCCACCAGTTGCCGAAACAGAACGCTTGGACGCCTCACACCCACTGCGATAATTAAACCAACGAGAAAACAAGTTGTTTAAAGGATTATCACAATGAACTATATCGATACTGTAAACACTCCCGCGCATGGCACCATCTCTGTCACATACGCCGACATTGAAAAGAACATCCTGGGCGCCTGGCGCGAAGAAGAGACCATCCAGCTGTCCGGGAAAGAGAAGCAGCAGATCGCCAAAGACATCATTTGCAACCGTCGATTCACGCGGGTATTTGAGAAAGCGTATGTGGTAAATTCTGGGTTTGGAACATTTGTCTTCCCGGTGCGCTCCGGGCGATTCTGCCAGTCCAAGCTGACTGAGTTTGCCTCGCAGATCGCTATCTGGATTAAGACTCAATCGTCGTTCGATTTTAGCGATGATGAAGCAATAGCGCAGGGTATGCGGATCGCCAACAATGCAATTAAATGCAAAAACATCACGTATGCCGCTGGCGTTGACTCATGGAAACTGTTTTGCGCTAACTTTATGCTGAATGTATACGCCAGTAATCGGATTCACATACTGGCTGGCAAGTAAGAGGGGAGGGGGCTGGAAACGCCCCTTTCTTTCCGTCCACCAGCTCCCGCAGGGAAATTCAGAAACGGGCAGAAAGCCATCCGGGCAACCGACGGGAAACGGCCAGAAAATTTTCGGGAAACGGCGGGGGTCGCCTCATGGGAAAAATTTGTATAGAGGGAGACGCCAGAATCGTCGCCAGCTGGTGGACGTAAGCTGTTTTTGCGCCATACGTCCAGCGCTGTAATCTGCGCTGCATTGTTAGCGCGTACACGTTGCGCCAACGTGCTAATGATACGTGAGCGCCCACGGATCGCGCCAATATTGCCGACACGCCCCGAAGGATAGCGCGGATCGCGTCACCAGACGATCACGCCCACGACACGACAAAATAAGCCACGCGCTAAAACGCTTTTAAACGCGCTATAACGTGTTTTTTACTGTGTGTAATGGGTATGTACTACCACACGTAAAAACGCGTTAAATTGGCGCGTTTATGGCGCTTATTTTTGGTGTGAATGAGTGAACGCGAGATAAAAGAAAACGCGCCATTGTTGGCGCGTTATGGTGGAGATCCTGAAACGAAAAAAAGCGCCCATAGTGGGCGCTGGTGGCTAAATGCTGTTTTGCAACTTTCCGATCATTTCAGACAAGCGCAAATATTCTCTTTTCCGTTTACAGTCTCGCTTGCTGTTAAGCAAATCAGAGAACGTAAAGTTTAGCGCGTCACGCTGGGCGCTTAATCCGTCGATGAGTTCAAGTTTATAAGCGCGATATTTAGCGCGATACTCCGCGCGGATCTGGTCATAGCTAATCATGATTTTTATCCTTAAAACTAGCGCCCATAGTGGGCGCTGAATCCGTCTACTTATGCTTTGAAAGCGTCAGCCAGATAGTTATAAAAATCATTTTTGATGAAGCGATATTGCTGCGATCCGTTTTTGGCAGCGCCCATTCCTTTAATCTTCTCGACCAGTCCCAGACGTTCACACAGATTGATCAGCTGGTTGGCTTGCGTATATCCTGCATCTAACTTAATTTCATTTGCTTGTTTTGCTTCATTCATCAAATCGAAAACAGCACCATTTGTGAACGTGTCGATCTCATCGTTAATCATATCGATTAAAGCGAATACACGAGATCCGGACATATCAGCGACTGAATACACACATTTACCAGACTTGATAGATTTAACCAGATAAACCAGCTTTTCGAGAGAGTAGCTATTTGTCATCGCTTCGCGGAAAAACACTTCTGGCGTTTGCTTGCTTGCTTTAATCGCGTAGTAGAAGACACCAGACAACTTATCGTCGTTTACTGCGTTTACAACGTTATTCACGAAGTATGCAAGTTTAGTAGACGCTGCAAGCATGTTAGCTTTATCTGCTTTGGTGTGCGTGCCATTCTGATAATGTTCGTTGTAAGTCTGAGTAGCTTGATCTGCTTTTAATTGTAATTCGTCAGTGATAACTACAGCTGCATCAATGATGGATTTTTTAGAAATGGTTACGTTAGACATGATTTTAATCCTTATGTAATATTGAAAACTTATTTTGTTTTTCGTCTATCGTCAGCATGTTTGCTTTCGATGTAAGTAATTATCGACATACAAAAAATAAAATCAAGCGTTTTTCGCAAGGGGTGATAAAAAATTTATTTCGCAGATAAATCAAAGTCTTAGAAATAAATCGCGTTTTCTCGAAGGTGTTGCCTAAATAAATTCTACACTCGGTGTATTACCCTTATATATTTGGCGCTGACAATGCTTTTGGTGATTTAATTTATCGGGAGATGACCCATAAAATAATAACCGGACATAGCCGGTTATTGCCCTTATAGATTATTGCGTTGATACGACTGCTCTCCGATTGGTTTCAAATAGTGTATCGACAAAGTCTGCCGATGACTCGCTTTCGCCACAGTCCTGCAGCTCCCGCATGTCACTTGAAAGACCCTTACAAAGTTCGGCGCTCTCGCCAATAGATTTGCCGGCCTTAACCGCAGCTGAAAACTGGTACATACAAATCGACACATTCTCCGACGATGAACAAACGTCGTTCATGAGAGACTGGATAACCGGTTTATAGTCCATTGCCGAAACAGCAGGCGCGATAATAAATAGAATTGAGGATAGTAAAATCGGCTTCATAACTTAAAACGGCAGAATTCGTTCAACCCAATCAAACAGGACGATCATTTTTCGCCCGTTCCCAACGGCAAGTGTGACCTGACAAGCGTCGACGCCAAGTGACACACCTTCAATTTCGCGGCCGTCCGCCATGTAGACCCTTACAGATTTATGGTTCTCGTGAGCCTGGCGGCAAATTTTAAAGAAATCACGGCGGGATGGCCGGTTATCAACATAGTCTGGATGTACGGTTACGCGACCAACGAAATCATGGGTGACAGCGTCATTTACACCTGACTCGATAGTGCTGATTCGCTCAAGTGGCAACCTTACACGATTGTCTTTGTCGAACGGCGCCGGGCATAGATCTACCTTGTTACGGGAGGACATCGTCCCCTGAACGTACATGCAGAACACCTGGCCATCTTCCATCGTGACCTTTACGGGAATTTGCTCCTTGCGCCAGAACATCAACGACGCCTCTACTTTTGAGTAATCGCGCGGCCAGACCTCAGCAGGTATCCCGTAGGTGATATCGGTAATGGTATTGGGCATATTTTAAACGCCTCATGTTATGCGATAAAAATTACCAGAAGGTACGAGTCACCATTATCTTCTATTTCCTTAGTTTTGACAGGCGAAAAAGCGTTACCTTGTTGCAAATACTTAGAATTGTTATAGTTTGCAGGCAAGTTTCTATATGGTGAAGAATGATGAATAAGTGCGCATTAATAGCTTTGATAACCTCCAGTTTACTGGTGGCTGGATGTTCAACCCAGGCGGTCAGGACGAGTGCTGCCGACCCAGTCCCAGCTTCGAGAATACTGTCGACCAAATACAATACGCCGTCAGAGAATACGCAAAAAATCATCGTGAAACGAGACTCTGGCAGTAAGGGCGCGCTTTGTACCAGCCGGCTTTCTGTTGATGGTGAGCCAGTTGCTGATATCAAAACATCTGAGAAGGTTGAGTTAAACCTGCCTTATGGCGAGCATATTCTGTCTGTAGATCAGCAGGGTATGTCTATTATGTGCGGCAAGATGAACACCGAAAGAGAAATCATGGTGTCAAAAGATAAGCAAGACGAATATCGGATCGGGGTGACGGTGTCGGCAGAGCTGTTCATCATGAAAACAGCCTATAAATAAATGGTAGAGGAGGGCGAGAGCGTTTTACCCACGCCCTCCGTAAGTACGCGTTAGAGACGTTTGAGGATATCTTCCAAGTCTTCCTTGGTCATCCCGGAGTTCTCGTAGATCTGCAACACTTTCTGTCTCGCGTTCTCAGCCGCTGCCATCGAGGTCGCGATCTTCTCAAACTCTGCTGTGCTCATCTTGGTCAGAACAAGGTTAATGATGTCTGACTTCGACATTTTGATGTTGCGCTCTTTCAGGCGCTTTTTGAACGAACCAAGCTTTTCGTTGGCTTTTTCGGTGAGCTTCACCTGACATGAAATTGAGCGATTTTCGGTCATAATTAATCTCTTTGTAATACACCAAAGTCAAAACTGCTCCCGACAGGCAACACGCCTTCCGCAAACCCGGGAGTGGTGTCAATAATGTGTTTTCGTTCGTATGAGTGTGACATCAGGTGTTTGTTGCTTATATCGATAAAATCCGAAATAAAACACACATTTGCCTGATTCTTCTTGGCACGAAGGCCGCGACCAACACGTTGACGCATTTCGACTTCGGCCTTGCCTCCTCCGGCAAGAATTACGGCGCCAACACTTGGCACATCGACACCGACATCCAGTATCGTAGAGCCGATCAGCACATCAATTTTCCCTGCAGCCAGGCTGTTAAGCTTAGCCTGTCTGGTACTCTGGTTGGATTCACCGTAAATAAAATCTACCCGTAAGCCGCTCTCTTTCATCATTTCCATCAGTATCTGACCGTGGCGTTTGATCCTCACCAGGGTCATACAGTTCAGTCCATGATCACGGTACATCAGCGCGTCGCGAACGACGGCCTCGTTACGTCCAATATTGTAAACGATACCGAGCTGATAAGCTTTCTGATACGGCGTGCTCATACCAACTCTGAAGTTCAGATGCTTGGAAGCGAGCTCCGCTCGTATACGAGCCTCATCCGGAGTGTACGCGATTTTATGGTATACGAAGTAAGGTTTAGCCAAAATACCTCGCTCGATCAGATATTTTTCAGTGACCTTTATCTCGATGCGTCCTGCAACCGCCATCAGACGCATATTGGCCTCAGTTGAAGCCTTCATAAACGGGGTTGCCGTCAGCGCCAGGCGATAGTCTGCGTTAATGCAAAGCCTGGCGATGTCATAAAAGTTTGAACCGGAGGATTCGTGGGCTTCTTCGAGGATTAGCAGTGAGACGCTTGAGAGGAATCGCTTAATCAGCTCCCGGCGCTTAAGATGATAAGCCTTTTTCTCCGCCGGCATATCGCGTGGAGGCTCTTCAAGAAAACTCGCCAGGGTTTGCACTGTTGCGACATTGATATGGCGAGACACCTGAAACTCACCAGAACCAATGATGCCAACCTTCTGACCTTTAAGCCACGGCTCTCCATTCTCAGCGCGATAGTCGATCGACTTCTGGAAGTTATCTGCCATTTGAAACATAAGAACAGAGCGGGTGGTTAAAAACAGCGTCATGCGACCAATACGCGCCGCGGCTTTGCAAGCTACGTTCGACTTTCCCCCGCCAGTGGCGATCTGCGCAATCATCATTCCTTCGCGAACCAGTGTCTCTACAGCCTGATCTTGATACGCATAGTCCGGATTATAGGGGAAAGGGTTAACTGCCGGGTTTGGTTTACCAAGCGCCGGAACCTTGTCTTTGCGAATATGCACGCATTTAATGCCAGCCTTCACCAGATTTGCTGCTACCGATTTAGCAAAACCCGCGGGGAAGGCATTTTTGCTCCAGTTGAACATAGTACTGGTGCCTTTCCAGTCGCCAGCTTCGACTTCGTAACTCAGCATTTCCTGGACGAGTCGCTTCACGTTGTCATCAGCGCCGGAGACCATAGCGTTGACCGCGTTCGAAACAATCCTAACAGTCATAAATATCTTTCCTTCGTGCCTTTTATATGTTAATTGGCTAGAATAGTAAGTAAGTACTTATGCAATGGATTGTATCAAAAAGTATGGACGTAAAAATTACCATTCTGCAGGTAGAAATTGCCAGACTCCGGCCAAATCCCTGGAACACCAACTCGGTTGGTGCTCAAAACTTCGAAAAATTGAAAGGCTCCATCGAAAAACTGGGTTTTTTCAAGCCAATTCTCGCGCGTGAGCTGGACGGTGGCCAATTTGAGATCCTCGGTGGCGAACATCGCTGGCGAGCCGCTATGGAACAGGGTATTTCCACGGTTCCTGTTATATCGGTGGGCAAAATAAGCGATCTGGTAGCGAAACAAATGTCTCTGGTCGATAACGAGCGATACGGCGAAGACGATCAGGTCGCATTACAGCGTCTGATCGAGGAAATTCAGTCCGAACTCGATTATCAGCTGTCGGAAATTGCCCCTTACGACGACGAACTGGCGGCCACACTGGCTCGTGAGTCGGCAATTGACCTGGAAATGCTTGAGGCGTTGTCGCGTGGCGACGAAGAGCCCATTGAGAAGGACTCTCGCGAAAAAGCTGAGCGTGTCGGTGCGGAACACCAGACCATGCGCTTCAAAGTGACGTTTGACGCTTCTGATCGCGTTACCGAAACCATTAAATCCATCATCAAAGAGCAGGCGATCAACACCGGCAACGACATGGAGAATGCTGGTGAAGCTCTGGTATGGCTGGTCGATAACTACAAGGAGTGTATTTAATGACCAAAACGTTCGAAATCGTCTACCGAGACCCGGCAGAGCTCATTCCCTATGAAATGAACGCCAAAAAGCATGACGAGCAGCAGATCCGTGACCTGGCCGCAGCCATAAAAAAGCGTGGTTTTGACCAGCCGATCACTGTCGATAAAGACGATGTCATCATTACTGACCATGGCCGCCGCGAAGCTGCGCTTTTAGCGGGGCTGAAAAGTGTGCCGGTGATCGTTCGCGACGATCTGTCCGATGAAGAAGTGAAGGCGAAGCGTCTGGAGGATAACCGGCTGGCCAGCATTGATTACGATGCCATCAAGTTACAGAAAGAGCTGGAGTCTCTGGTATTTGGTGACGTTGAAGTCTTCGGCTTTGACGAGCGTGAGCTGAACGTGCTGGTCGGTAGCATGACCGAAGAAATGGATACTGGCGCACTGGTTATGGATCTGGGGGAGGAAACCGAGCGCCAGAAAGAAGAGCACACCGAAATCAGTCGCGAAGTCGCCGCCGAAGAGGTTCGAGTGGTCGATGTTCTGGGTTTTAAGACGCTCCCTGCTGGCTCTGCGATTGTCGTGGGGGATTTGCTTGCCCACATGGAAGAAATCACGGGAGAGAGCGGGGTAGACGCGTTCGTTGCTTATGCGCAGAAAGTTTCCTCCGGGGGAGTCGAAGCATGAGCACATATACCATCAACGTATCGTTCCAGACCCGTGTCAACAAGACCACTCGCACGCTTGAGATCGCCGAATCGTTTGGGCTTGGTCTGGATGAAAAAGACTGGACGCTTTACGACAATCTTGAGCTGGAAGTCGAGCAGGGTGATGTGGTCTACATCACTGGCCAGTCAGGCTCCGGAAAATCTGTCGTGCTGCGTGAGCTACAACGCCAGATGAAAGATGAAGGGCTTTCAGTCGCCTCCATTGATGACTTTACCTTTGACAACGACGTCAATGTCATTGACCAACTGGGTAAAACCACCAGCGAAGCGTTAGGGCTGCTTTCGATGGCTGGCTTGAATGATGCCTATCTCTTTGTGCGCAAACCTTCTGAAATGTCGGATGGCCAGAAATACCGGCTCAAGATCGCCAAGCTTATTGAGTCGGGCGCAAAGGTATGGGCTGCGGATGAATTTGGCGCAGTTCTTGATCGTGTTACCGCCCAGGTTGTGGCGTCGAACCTCCAGCGTGCCGCGCGAAAGGTAGGTGCGACGGTAATGGTGGCGACGACCCACGAAGACCTGAAGAACGCGCTGCGCCCGGATATGCAGATCACCAAGCACTACAAAGAACGCGTGAAGGTGGAATATGCCTGATTTGAAGATCGTAGAGCTGAAGCCATCGAAAGAGACTGACAACAATAACGTTGAAGTCATCCGCCTGCTGGAAGATGCACTCCAGTACGCCAGAGAAGGCAAAAGCCAGAGCCTGGCGCTGCTGATGATCAATAACGACGGGAGTGTTCTGGATTGCTGGCATAACGGTGGGCGCCCATACGTCATGGTTGGGGCGATGGAATCGCTTCGCCTGGACTTCATCAATGCCAATATCGAGCGCAGGTGATCGGCATGACAGACATCATCATCAAACGGTATCGCCCGGAGGAGTTCCCGCGCCATCTGGACTTTCTTGAGCGCATGACCGTCACCAGGGGGACGGTAGAAGACTGGCACGCGCTTAAGTCGCTTCACTACAAGACAGATGGGAAGCCGTTCGCCCCTACCTACTACCGTTGTGAGCTAGATGGTCGGTTGGTAGGCGTTGTAGTTATGGCCTTCCCTAAACTGCTGCTGGCGCCGCGGCATCGCATGTTTCCAAAGCTGAAACCCACAACCAACACCACTGTGGCAAATCAGTACTGGGGACGTTACGTAAACAACAACTTCGCTGTGATCAGCCGCTCTGTAGTGGACACCCAGTATCGTGGCGTCGGGGTGTCGTATCGCATGATTAATCTGGTTAGCAGGATGCATGACCGGCCAATCATCGAGATCCAGTCGTCGATGAGCAAATATAACCCGTTTGCTATGAAAGCAGGGTTTTGCTTCATCCGTCCTGAACGTCCGAAGAGCTACGAAAGCGCGCTTCGTGTTTTTCAGCGCCATTTTCGTTCTGACCCCGGCGACAACGAAGCGATTGTGAAGGAGCTGTTTGCGATGACTGATTCACGCCGGCGCCGCGCACTGCGAGATCTGGTGGCGGACTACCACAAGAATAGTTCTCTGGCAAAAGCAGGCCGCAACCGTGGCACTACCATTCAGGATATCGCGGATAGCCTGGTGGATGAGGCCAGCATCGTGAAACTGCTCAAGGATATTCACAATCTGAGCTTCACTTCACCGCTCTATGGGGTTTATCGCAACCCTGATTTTGGTCGCCAGCTGCCTGACACACTGCCACTGCTGGCTTTTGATAAACAACCGCTGAATGCACCACTGGATATTGCGTTACCGGCATAAGGATTTGCCATGACACTGACTGATAAACAGAAAGACATCATTAAGACCATCAACTTAGGCCATGAACGTGGACATTTGCTCGATCTGGACGAGCTGCTGGAAGTGCTGCCTTACCGGACGACAAAGCAGTCTATGCAATTCTCCCTGCGCGCGCTGATCAAGAAAGGTTTGGTCGAAAAGCACGACTGCCGGCCGCGAGAGGATTCTGGCTACCAGCGTCGAACTCTGGGGCTGACGACATTAGGTCGAGCCAGAGCCAAGTTACTGGTGATGTAAGTTGGTCTGGGAGTCAGATTAACAGCCTGCGTCTGTATATATAACTAATAAGTCACTTATTAAATATATACGAAAGCAGGCTCTCAAACAGATTCCCCAGACCTAATTAATACAACCAGAAAACAAATTGTTTAAGAGCGCAAGGAAGCGCTCTGTGTGTGTTTTAGAGGGATCTATGACTGTCGAAAAAGACGAGAGCAAAACTCGCCTGACTCCGGCTGAATGGGCGGAAGCCGAAGCGAAATGGACTTCGGGCGAGTATACGCTCTCAAAACTGGAAGAAGAGTACGGCATCCGTCGTGAAACGCTCTCCAGACACTTCAAAAAGCGTGGATTAGAGAAAGGCGCTGATTCTGTTGGGAAGATGGTGCGCGAGTCTCTCAAGTCCGATGCAGAACTGCGCGCTAAAGCCCGAGCCGAAAAGATAGAAGACCGCCGGACACGCTATGACGGCTGGGCGTATGCCCTTGGTCAGATGGTAATGGTCGAGGTCACTACAGCAAAGCGCGAAGGCAAGCCACTGGCCTCGATTGAGGACGATCTTAAAAGCCTGCAGCGCGCCAGCGGCACGCTGGCCAAATGCTTCGAAATTTCCTCCAAGGCATTGGGCATGGAGAAAGACGAAGGCGGTGAAGAGGATATTCCGAACCTTGTCTTTGGCGAGCTAACCCCATCACAGGTGGCCCAGCTGCGCAAGGAAGATGATGAGCCCGAAGTGATTGATGACGATCTGTTGGAATCACTCGAAGAAGAAGCGCTGAGCGAAGCTGAGAGCGATTTTGACGCATCGGGCGAAGATGATGATGGAGATGCATAACCATGTCCATCCCGTCGTCTCTAAGTCTCGTACAGCTGCATTCCGGGCAGATGCAAGTCTTCCAGTCGCCACATCGTTTCAAAGTGGTGTGCGCCGGACGACGTTGGGGTAAATCGAGGCTGTCGATCTCAACCATCATTCGTGCTGCCGCTAAGGAGAGAAAACAACGAGTTTGGTACGTCGCGCCGACCTACCAAATGGCGCGCCAGATTCTTTGGGATGATCTGCAGGAAGTTCTGCCGCGTAAGTGGATTCGGAAGAAGAACGACACCACGATGACCATCGTGTTGAAAAACGGTTCGGAGATCGCGCTTAAAGGCGCAGATAAACCGGATACGCTTCGTGGTGTTGCGCTGCATTTCGTTGTGCTCGACGAGTTCCAGGATATGAAGCCAGACACCTGGTACAAGGTTCTCCGTCCGACATTGTCATCCACCCGCGGCGGCGCGCTGATCATCGGTACACCGAAAGGGTTCTCCGAATTCCATAAACTATGGACTATCGGGCAGAACAAAGAGCTGCAGCGCAAAGGTCAGTGGAAAAGCTGGCAGTTTGTAACCGCTGATTCACCATTCGTTCCGACGGCAGAAATCGAGGCAGCCAAGAACGATATGGACCCTAAGTCGTTCGCTCAGGAGTACCTCGCCAGCTTCGAAAACATGTCAGGGCGCGTGTATTACCCGTTCGATCGTAGCGTTCACGTTAAGCCGCTGCAGTTCAATCCTAAATTACCGGTGTGGGTAGGTCAGGACTTCAACATTGATCCAATGTCGTCGGTCATCCTGCAGCCACAACCGAATGGGGAGCTGTGGGCTGTGGATGAGCTTGTCTTGTTTTCGTCGAATACGGCAGAAGTGTGCGATGAGCTGGAGCGCCGCTTCTGGCGGTGGAAATCGCAGGTCACAATTTTTCCAGACCCGGCCGGCGCCTATCGTCAGCACGCTCGTGGGGAATCGGACATCGACATCTTCAAGGAGAAGGGCTTTCTGCGTGTTGATTATCCGAAAAAGCACCCACCGATTGCTGATCGTGTGAACTCAGTGAATCGCATGTTGATGAGCGCCTCTGGCGAAACTCGTTTGTATATCGACCCTAAGTGCAAACATCTCATCGATTCACTGGAGAAAGTTATCTACAAACCAGGCTCTCGCGATATGGATAAGAGCGGGGGGATTGAGCACAGCGCGGATGCCTTGGGCTACCCGGTTCATCGTAGGTATCCCGTAAAAAATCGTGTTATTCTTGGTGGTTCAAGATAAGTAAGTACTTACCTATCATGGAAGAGAAGCAAATGGAATTGACTGATAAGCAAATTAAGGATCTTGTGGCAAGACGCCACCCCGAATACATAAAGAAAAAAGAGCACTGGGATTTCCTCGCCAGCACATACGCTGGCGGGCGTGCCTGGTTCGATGACAACATTTTCCGATACTTCAAAGAAGGTGATCAGGAGTTCAAGGAGCGTCTGGAACGCGCCTACCGCTTCAATCACACCAGGGAAGTGGTGAACCTGATTAATAAATATCTCTTCAAAGAGGACATCCATCGAAATGTAGAAGAAGCGCCTGAGCCAATTCAGAAATTCTGGAAACGCGCGACACGACAGAATGTTTCCATCGATGGCTTTATGTCCGCGCTTGACCTCCAGTCCTCCATCTATGGTCGTGTCTGGGTGGTGGTCGATAGCACGATGGATAGTGACGCAGAATCCGTCGCTGACGAGAAGAAGAAGGATGTTCGCGCCTATGCCTACTGGATTTCTCCGCAGCAGATGTTGGATATGGCGTGGGACGATGACGGCAATTTGATCTGGGCGCTGATTGTCGAAGTGGCGCGCGATGATCAAGATCCTTTTACCTCATCTGGCCAGGAATATCAGCGTTATCGTCTATGGACACGTAACGAGTGGTATTTATTCCGGGAAGAGGTTAAGAAAGGCGCCGGGAATGCCGGTCGTCGGACCGCAAAAGTTGTGCTTGAAGATAAAGGCGAACACAAACTTGGCGTTGTACCTGTGTTTCCTGTTGATTGCATAGGGGAGAGCGAATCGCCGTATTTTAGCCCGTCGCTTATTGATGATATCGCCTACCTTGACCGTGCAGTAGCCAACTATCTGTCGAACCTTGACGCCATTATTCAGGATCAGACGTTCAGCCAGCTGGCCATTCCTGTTCAGTCGCTCCTGCCAGGCGATGAGAATCACGCAAAGGTAATGGAAATGGGGACAAAACGCGTCTTCACCTATGACTCGGAAAGTGGCAACCAGCCTTTTTATTTGTCGCCAGACCCTAAGCAAGCTCAGATGATCATCACCACTATCCAGACCGTGATTAATGAGATCTACCACTCCGTTGGGGTCGCTGGCGAGCGAACAAAGCAGGATAACGCTAAGGGGATCGATAATTCATCCGGGGCCGCCAAGTTATATGACTTTCAGCGGGTTAATAGTCTGCTTATTACTAAAGCCGAGCGTCTTGAGCGGGCTGAACGCCAGATGATGTTTTTGGCGGCGAAGTGGATGGGGGTCGATCTCGATGAGGAGCATTCGCTGATTGCCTATCCGGAGAGCTTTGATATCCGCGGTCTGACGGATGAATTTGCCGTTGCCGAGAAACTTGGTCTGCTGGAAGCACCGGATTCTGTGCGTCGATATCAGATGGAAATGCTCATTGAGAAAATCTTCCCGAATATTTCGGCCGCGATGCAGAAAGAATTTGAGAAAGATCTCTTGAATTTTCCGCCAAAAAATGCTCTTAACACCCTTGAAAATAAGTCAGTACTTACTTATCATCGTGATACAGTCCAAGAGAGCGGACAAGATCTATCCCAAGGGAATGGGAACTCATCAACTCAAGCAACCGAGTGATAAGTAATTAAAAGGAATTTTTATGAATCTGTGGCAAATGCTAATGGCCCGTCGTGGCCTCATGGATGTCGCCGAATCACATGAACGTGGTGGCGCAGGTGCTGGAGCTCCCGCTGGTGCAGAAGAGCAGGGCACCCAGGAATCTGGTAAGCAGAACGGCGAGCAGAAAGATCAGCCGAAAATCGAAGACGATGAATTCGGAGGGATGACTCAGGAAGAGTTGCTCGCTGAATTGCGTAAATCCAAGAAAGCCGGTGCTGACCTGCTGAAAGAGAACATGAAACGCAAGGAAAAAGAGCGTGCCATGGCCGATCAGCTGGCTCAGTACGGTGATATCGATCCGGCACGAGCACGCCAGCTTCTTGAAGCTGAGCAAGCCGCAGAAAACGCACGCCGTGAGGCGGAGCAAGCTGAACTGGAACGCCGCGGTGAATTCGATGCTGTGAAAAAGCAAATGATCGAAGCTCACCAGGCTGAGATGGCTCAACGTGATGAACGTTTTTCCGCTCTGGAGAGCGAAAACGCCGCACTTAAAGCCCAGCTGGTTGAAATGACCGTCGGCGCTTCCTTTTCTGGCTCCAATTTCCTGCGTGAAAAAGTTCTGATGACTCCGGCTAAGGCCCGCGTTATCTACGGCTCTCATTTCGAAGTGGGTGAAGACGGTAACGTCGTTGGCTATGACAAGCCGGCAGGTCAGAAAGAGCGTGCTGTTCTGGTTGACGGCGAAGGTAAGCCGTTACCGTTCGAATCCGCGATTGAGCGTATTTTACGTGCAGATCCGGAAGCTGACGCTTTATTGCGCAGCGAAGCTAAGCAGGGTGCTGGTTCAATTAGTAAACCGACCCACAAAGTAACCCAGCCGAAGAACAAGTCGACAATGGATAAGTTGACTGCCGGTTTAGGGAAAATCGGAATCAAGTAACATCTTAAATCATAGGGAAATGAAAGATGCCATTACTGCGTGAAGAAGCTGAAAAGCTGTCTAATAACGAGCTTGAACAGGGCGTGATCGAGACCATTATCGATCGTGACGACCTGTTCGCCGTCCTGCCTTTCATGAAGATCAATTCGAAGGCATATCTGTATAACCGCGAAAAAACCCTGAGCGAAGCTACTTTCATTGATGTGAACGACACCATCACCGAAGGTGCAGCAACCTTCGAAGAGAAAGTTGCGAAGCTGCGCATTCTGGCTGGCGACGTTGACGTCGACAAATTCCTGGCTACCACTATGGCTGATACCAACAACCAGCTGGCTATCCAGGTACGTCAGAAAGTCAAAGGTCTGGCTCGTGCCTTCCGTCGCAATCTGATTGTTGGCGACTCCACCACTAACAACAAAGCCTTCGACGGTATTCCGAAGCTGATGCATGATGATCAGAAGATCGACATCTCCGGCGCATCCATGACTTTCTCTATGTTCGACGAACTGGTCGACGCAGTTAAAGATCTGGGCGCAGACTGCATCATGATGCGTTCTGAGCATCTTCGCGCATATCGTGCGCTGCTGCGAACTGTAAACGTAGGCCCGTCCGAAATCATGATGGAAAACTTCGGTCGACCAATGCTGTGCCATAACGGCGTTCCGTTTATCGTAAACGACTTCATTCCGGTTGCGGACTCCACCAAAGCGGATATCTACTGTCTGCACCTTTCTGAAGAAAACGGTGTAACTGGTCTGTACGGCGGCGAAAACGCCGGTATCGTTGTGGAAAACATTGGCACCGTTCAGAACAAAGACGCAGTACGTACTCGTGTGAAGTGGTACTGCTCTCTGGCCAATAAGCACGACAAAGCTATCGCGGCGCTGACTAACGTCAAAATTTAATCCTAATAATAGGTAAGTACTTACCTATTATTTTTAAATGGGTGGGCTATACGCCCGCCCTTTTTATGGGAGCGATATATGTCAGAAAAAAAAGTGAAGATCACTGAAAAGGCCTTCACCGACTTTACGGGGGTTATGTTCCGTACTTCTTTCACTAAATCGGTGTCCGATCATCCAGTAAACGAGCGCATGCAGAACCGTATCACCGCAGCTATGCGAGCGGTTCCGATGGAGCCCACTGTCGCTGTTACTGGTGTGTCGGTAAGTCCTAAGTCGGCATCGGTGGAGGTGAAAAAAACGGTTCAACTCACGGCTACCGTGGCGCCTGCTGGTGCTACCAACAAGAAAGTTACCTGGGCGTCGAAAAATGCTGAATTTGCAACGGTTGACGCGGCTACTGGTCTCGTGACCGGCGTTGCAGAAGGGACTGCAACAATTGAAGTCACGACCGCAGACGGCAGCCATAAAGCAACCGCAACTGTTCAAGTTACAGCAGCTGCAGCCTGATTCAGTAACAAGGGGTGGCTCTGGCCACCCTGTTCAGAGGAAAACTCATGAAACCAGCAAAAATTCATCTTCTGGAACCTCAGTTCCTTGGATACACGGGCATCCTGTGCGGCGTTTACTTTAAAGACGGCATTTCCGTAGCAGAGCTGCCATTCCTCGATCAACAGCGGATCTGTGCCTCAATGCGTGCCGAAACGATTGATGGGCAAAATGTCTCTCCATCAGCTGCCTTCAGCAATCGTAACGAGCTGGTGGCCGATCAGATTGTGGAGCCTACGGCCCCTGATATTGTCCCTATGAAACGTGGCGTCGCGAAGGAGGAGACAAAACAAGTGCAGCGCTTCACCCGAGAAGAGCTGGAGTCCATTGCTGACTGTGAAGGTATCGCCGGCCTGCGCCAGATCGGCAACACGCTTGGCGTGAAAGCGAAGGGCATTGTTGAAATGATCGAGGGCATCCTGAAAGCACAAGGCGGTGAGTGATGGCTCTGATCGACACGTTTCGTAGCGGAGACATCGTGTCTCTGACCTTCGCCTTTAACGTACTGGATATCGACTCCGCCTCTTATACGGTGCGAGATAGTGCAGGCACAACACTTGTGGACGAAGAGCCTCTCGATATTGCAGAAGGCCAAATGTCTATACCGGTTGTGATCTCAGCAGAGCATAACCAGCTGGTCGAAAAAGAGCGTGATCTGCGCTACGTCATCGTGAAGGCCACAGCGGGTGGGCTAACCCATGAAGAGCGGCAGATGTATGTGCTGCTTAATAGCTTTGAACTATCCGTCCCGGCTCAGTCGTTTGCCACCGTAGCCGATGCTCAAATGCAGGCCATTGATATGATCAATGGAGATACATTGCTGGCTGATGGAGAGGGTTTGATGCGCAAGCGGCTAATCGAAGCGACACGGCGAATCAAAACCTTACCTTTCTCTATCCGGAGGATCATGCGCATCGATTTCGATCGGTATGACCGTCCCCAAAACATGCTGAATGTCTATGACATTCCCTGGGGGGCTGACGGCGTGTATCGGCAGGATTTGGTGGACTGGGAGCGGATCACTTCGGAGCAGTTTGCGGATTTGCCAGACTACTTTAAAGAGGCGCTGCTTCTGGCCACTGTTAATGAGGCATGCGAGATCGCCAATGGCAACGATATTGCGAGTGCGCGAGAAGACGGCATTTTGTCTGAATCGATCGGTGAAACAACCAATATGTACCGCACAAGCAAAGTGGCGAATGTCCGTGTGGCCCGCAGCACCTGGCGATTGCTTATTAGTTACATCAACAATCGGATGATTGTTCGTCGTGCGTAACACACGTCGTGCTCTTTACTTCTGGTCGACAGGCCAAAGACGGGAAACCGCGCCTCCGCCTGGTAATGAGTGCGACGACTTCACACAAGGAGAGTGGATGAATATTTCGTGGCAAGCCGAATTGTCGATCTACCGGTTTGGTTCCAAAAATGTCTACGGTGAAGCGCAATTGCAGTTCGTCAGGAAGACGAAAGTAGGCGTCGTTAAATTTGAACAGAGCAATGAAAAATCGTCCGTCAGGGCAGATAGCTCTGGAAGCCGCGGAAAGGCGGCGCTGGAGTTGTTTGACGCTGTACTTATTGTTCCACTTGAAGCCGCTGTTCAACTCGATGACGTTCTTGTGCTGGAGGGACAGAAGCTGAAGGTCTCAAGCGTACATCGGCGATGGGGACTACGTGGCCGCCCTGGGCATCTTGAGTTGGGGGCGAATATATGGGTTTGAAATATGACGCACACCAGTTTAAGCGTGCCGGCGCCAGACTTAATAACAGCCAGAAAGCGTTCAAGCGATATCTAATCAGGGACATGGAAAAGCTGGCGCGTCTGGTTGAACGACTGGCACGAGCCATGGCCCCGCTTGAAACCGGTTCGCTTGAGAGCGCCATTTTTGCACGGGTTGTAAAAGAAGGATACGCGGGGCTTCGTATTGAGCTTTCCGTTTCAGGCGCAAAGCAGCGAGAAGGGCATCCAGGCGTTGAGGTTGGGGACTATGCCAAATACATGGAGCTTGGTAAGTACCGTCTTGGTTATTTGTCTCGTATGAAGAATGTTACCAACCCTCCTGTCGCCGGCGTGAAGCCTAAAGTGGGCCCATATTTCCTTGAGCGAGCGACTCAGATCAGCGAAAAGCAATTTTCGCAAACGATCATGGAAGCTGCCAGAAAAGCAGGATTTACGCGAGGTTGACATGTTTGTAGAAGCATTCGCAAAATTGATACAGAAAAATGGGCTTGGAAAAGTAGGGACGGACATTTTCTGTCACTATATGCCAGCAAAAGTTAAGTCTGGCATTTTGCTGATTAATCCCAATACAGGCATAGCCATCGACCCGGATTTGCAGGGTTTTTACTTCGACTCATTCACGATAGTAGTTCGCAATGCGAGTATCACAAAATCTGTTGAAATGGCCAACAAAATCATGGATATCCTTCCTGTTAGCAACGTTGAGTCTGACGGGGTATTCTTCAAAATGGTTAGGCCGATGGCGATGCCAATAACGTATCCAATAAATGACGGATCGCTTATTGAAACAGGGATTCCACTTGAATTTGCCGGGTACTTTATTGAACCGAATAAATAAGTAAGTATATACTTACCATTGTGTGTCGGAATGACACTGTTTTAACGGAAAAAGGAGTTTTCCAATAATGTCCAATACCCATGTTAAAAACATCAAGCTTGGCGCCTGCAAGGTGTCGTTTGGTGGCGTGGATCTGGGTTACACCAAAGGCGGTGTTCAGGTTGAAATCGCAACCGAAACGCTGAAAGTGACCGTAGACCAGCTGGGCCAGACCACGATCTCCGAGCTGATCCAAGGCCGCAACATCACCATTACTGCGCCGCTGGCTGAATCCGTGTTGAAAAACATGGTCGATCTGATGCCAGGTTCAACGCTGAGTTCTGGCGAAGATACCGTAACCATCACGTCTGCGCAGGGTGTGAACCTGATCGACGTTGCAAAAGAGTTGGTGCTGACCCCGCAGGATGCGACGGATTATGTTCTGACCATCCCTAAAGCAGCAACCGCGGGTAACTTCACCATGACCTACCAGTCTGACGACGTTCGCGTGTTCTCAGTTGAGTTTTCCGCTTACCCGGACGACGCTGGCGTGTTGGGGAAAATGAGCCTCCCAAAGCCGGTTGAGAGCGTCACGCTGACCCCGTCTTCACCGACCGTAAAAGTGGGCGCTAAAGTTCAGTTGAGCGCAACCTTTACCCCGGCCGATGCAACCAATAAGACTGGCGTGTGGAGCTCTGATGCGACTGATAAAGCAACCGTAGATCAGAACGGACTGGTAACTGGTAAAGCTGTCGGTTCAGCCAATATCACCTTCACAACTAATGACGGCGCCAAGAAGGCGACCAAAGCCGTCTCTGTAACTGCCGCAAGCTAAATTGTGATAACCCAAGAGGCCCATGGATGGGCCTCTGTATGAGTTTAAAAGGATTTAAACCATGACCAAATTACTCGATCTCGACTCCATTCTGCCGCCGAAAAAAAGCATCAAATTTGGTGGCAAAGAATATCCCATCGTTGAAATGACCGTCGGCCTCTTTGTTTCTATCAAGCAGATGGAAGACAAAGACCTCATGAATATGTCTCCCGTCGACCAGGTAACTGCCTACGCAGAACTGGTACGCAAAGTCATTCCGTCAGTACCTGACTCCGTTCTGGAAAAACTGACTGTCCAGCAACTCCAGCAGATCTTCACTTTCGCCATGGAAGTGATTGATGAAGAGAACGAAAAAGCGGCTGGCGAAGGGGCAAAGTAATATCCCGCGATGAATCCGGGGTAAAGACCGTTTCGATAGATCTCGGATTCTATTTCAGTCGTGTAGTTGCTCACTACGCCGTATCGCCAATAGAGCTACTGAGTGTCCCGTTGACCATGTTCTGGATGCTCAGCCGCAATATCGATCGTCTGCGAGCGGAAGAGGATGTCCGCAATCTGCAGGTCGCCCGCGTCGCCCAAGCGGATGGCGATGGCGTTAAGGCGTTCATGGAGGGTTTGCAACTCAGGATTGGAAGGCCAGTCGTTACTGATAAAGTCTACCGTCCGCATATGGATAAGGCAGACCCCGACGCCAAAGAGCAGCTGATGCAAATTTTTGGCAGAGGATGACAAGGGAATGTCACAAAACGTAGAGTTTATCCTGTCGCTGGAAGACAAACAGTTTACGGCGTCAATCGACCGGGCGGGTAAATTACTTACCAAATTTGGCGAGCGGGCTACCAAACCGGCTCAAAAAATTAAAAACCTCGAGCGCTCTCTGGGTTCGGTCTCCAGCATTCTTGGCGCTCTTGAAACCAGACTCAATTCTACGGCAGACAAACTACAGGACGTAGCTGCCGGTTTTGAACTCGTTTCCAACACCTCTCGAAAGGCACAACGTGAACTGTCCGCTATCAGCACTGATTTGCGGACATTCACAGATCGCGTTGATTCAGCCACATCGTCTACGCACAAGTTCCTGGCCTCATTGCGGAAGGTTCAGTCGGAACTCAATGAGTTTTCTGATTGGGTTAAATACGCAGGAGACCATGCCGGTAAATTCAACACTGAGATCAAGGGTGCCACTACTTCTCTTGGTGGAATGAACACCAGACTAAATGCGACCAGCAAGCGTCTGAGCAATTGGGGAACAACGACAAGCCAGGCGGCCGAGGGGTTAAAAAAAGTCAAAGATCAGATGGATGGCGTTATTCGAAGCCAGCAGCTGATCAGCCGTCCAGTCAGGGTCAGAACAACCACAACGGGTGGGGGAGGCAGCGGAGGTGGCGCTGATCGATTTACCGCTGCGTCCCATCGCGGTGGCAGTCGTGAAAATGGCGTCTTTTCTGGATTACGCGGCAATATTTTCCTTCTGGGAGAAATTGGGGATGCTGCCAGAACGGTTACTGACATCCTGTTTGGTTGGCAGAAGCCGATCGTAGATGCTGCGGCCGAAATGCAGCGTATGCGTGTCATGTTGCGTGGGTTGAACAAGGATAAAGTCAATCCTGGAGAAGCCGCTGCTCAAGACATGCAGTATATCGTGAATATGGCGAAAAACGCCCCATTTGCGATGCAGGCCTTAACCGACTCATTTGTGAAATTCCGTTCTGCTGGGCTCGATCCCACTGATGGTTCGTTAAAGGCACTGGTGGACTCAGTCGCACGTTTTGGTGGCGATAGTGAGTTGCTTAAGCGAGCGGCGGTGGCTGTCCAGCAAATGTCTGGTAAGGGCGTCGTGTCGATGGAAGAGCTCCGCCAGCAATTGGGTGAAGCGGTTCCAAATGCGATGAAGGCCATGGCAGATGCGGCCGGTATCACGATGGGGGAGCTAACCAAAGCCGTATCCAGTGGGACCGTTGAAGCGAAACAGGCTCTTTCTATTAGACGTCAACTACCTTGGCCGGTACGCGTCAACTACTCTGGCCGCCTTTGAGTTATTTCTTAGCTGACTGCTGGGTGACTGCTTTTGATGT